TCAGCAGATGCAACTACTAAAGCTAACGCAGCCCAATCAGCAGCAGCAGCAGACGCAACTAGTAAAGCAAACGCAGCAAGAGCAGGTGCAGTTGCAGACGTAACTAATGGCGCAGGGGCGGCATTTAATACGCTTAAAGAAATCCAAGATGCAATGGCAACTGATTCAGAACTAAGTTCAGCGATCGCAAGTGTTACATCATCAGCGGCTTCTACAGCATCAGCAGACGCTACTTCAAAGGCTAACGCAGCACAATCAGCAGCAGCAACAGATGCAACTACTAAAGCAAACGCAGCATTAGTATCAGCAAAAGCATATGCAGATCAAGCAGAAGCAGATGCAGAATCAGCAGCAGCGAGTGATGCAACTACTAAAGCAAACGCAGCATTAGTATCAGCAAAAGCATATGCAGATCAAGCAGAAGCAGATGCAGAATCAGCAGCAGCGAGTGATGCAACTACTAAAGCAAACGCAGCACAAGCAGGCGCAATTGCACAACTTAGTCACTTCCACAGTGCAGTTCAGAATGTTACAGCATCACAAGAAACTAATAACACGACTTCGACAACTAACTTTACGTTTAGTGAATTGTCAAGTGCGAAGCATTATGTTGTTTTAGTTAACAGATTGTTTCTACGTGCAAGCGAGTATTCAGTATCAGGCACAACTGTAACTATCTCACAAGGTATTATTGCAGAAGACGACGAAATTGAAGTAACAGGATTAAGTTCATAATATAGACTGATCAAACGTAGATAGTTGTCATAACTCTCTACTTAGTTTATGATAATCATAAACACTGGGATATACTGAGTTATATCCTTCGTATCAATCGATACCGTCAATGATTCATTGACGGTATTTTCATTTAGGAGATGTAAAAATGTCAAGAAAAATTAAAAAGAATGGTGTAATGACAAGTGTGTCATTAGACAAAAACAAAAAATATAAGTACAGCCCAACAGGTGATTTAGTTGAATCAACTGGTGAATTAGGTGATAACGAGATTTCTATATCTGGTTCTAAGTCATCGCTTCGTAGAGCAGCAGATATGGAACGTAACATTTCTATCTTAGCAACTACCATGTTGACAACCGATAATGGCGCAGGTATAGATTCGCCAGCAGAAGTAAAAGCAGCAGCAGCAACAGATGCAACGACTAAAGCAAACAATGCAAAGTCACAAGCAATCTCGGCAGCAGCAAGTGATGCGACTACTAAAGCAAACGCAGCATTGGTATCAGCAAAAGCATATGCAGATCAAGCAGAAGCAGATGCAGAATCAGCAGCAAGTTCAGATGCGACTACTAAAGCAAACAATGCAAAGTCACAGGCGATCTCAGCAGCAGCAAGTGATGCGACTACAAAAGCAAACGCAGCATTGGCATCAGCAAAGTCATATGCAGATCAAGCAGAAGCAGATGCAGAATCAGCAGCAGCATCAGATGCGACTACTAAAGCAAATAATGCAAAATCACAGGCGATCTCAGCAGCAGCAAGTGATGCGACTACCAAAGCAAATGCAGCACAAGCAGCAGCAATTGCAGCAGTAACTAATGGCGCAGGCGCAGCATTTGATACTTTAGTTGAAATCCAAAATGCAATGGCAACTGATTCAGAACTAAGTTCAGCAATCTCAAGTGTTACTTCGTCAGCAGCAGCAACTGCATCAGCAGACGCGACTACTAAAGCAAACGCAGCATTAGCAGCAGCAAAAGTTTATGCAGACGCAAATGATGCCAATACTAATACATGGCGCGGTATTTCAAATAGCACGTCATCGACTAGCACATCTGTATCAGCATCATCAGCAGCAGTAAAGGCTGCTTACGATAGATCTTGGCCTAACACAACCTATTCTGTAGGTGATGGTGGTCTTTCACAGATTAACTTTACTTCGGCTGATCACAGCAAGTTAAACGGCATTGAATCAGGAGCAACAGCAGATCAATCAGCAGCTCAACTATTAGCGTCTATTAAGACAGTAGATGTTGACGGCTCTGGTGGTATTAACGCTGGTAGATTAGATGGTCATGCTCTTACTTCAGCAGCAACCGCTAATACAGTAGCAGAGCGAGATAGCGCAGCGGATATAACTGCCAGACTATTTCGATCAAACTATGCGGAGCAAAGTACTGCACCAGCAACAACTGCGGATATTGCGTTCAGAAACAACTCCACTTCTGATAACTACACAAGGTTTATGACTAGCGGTGCATTTAAGTCGTACTGTGATTCTGTTGGCGTTAGTGTTGATGGACACACTCATAGCTACTTAGGTTTAACTGCCAAGGCTGCCGATGCAAACTTATTAGACGGTGTCAATGGTGCTAGTTATATGCGTAGTGACGCAACTGACTATCAGAACAACACTATCTACCAACGTGGTTACTTAGTAAACGAAACTGCTTATCGTGACAGAGGTGTTTACGGACATTATGACTCAACCAAAACTAACCACATCTGGTCTATGGGAACTGCTTATAAATCTAGCGCAACTGGAGTTAACTTCGGAAACCTTTATGGTCTAGCCTATAAGCATACTAACAATGCTACTGGTGGTGCGTTGGCTAGTGGACATCAGATGGTTTGGTGTCAGAATGGTGGCCCAACATCAGCTATGGGTTCTAATGTTTGGACTTCTGGCGATGTGATTGCATATTCAGATGCAAGGGTTAAAGACAACCTAGAAGTAATACCTAACGCTATTGATAAAGTCAAGCAGTTAAATGGTTACACATACGACAGAACTGATAAGCAACCAGCAACTCCAGAGGAAGAAGGTACTATTTACGCTCATAATCCTAAAAATAGATATGTTGGCGTTATAGCACAAGAAGTTCTTGCTGTACTACCAGAAGCAGTTTCTGGCGGTCCTAACAGCAATGAAGGATCAGAAGATGATCATTACTCTGTAGCATACGGTAATCTAGTTGCATTGCTTATTGAAGCAATCAAAGAACAACAAGTTCAAATTGATGAGTTAAAAGCAAATCGCTAGTCTATAAAGTACTTAGTACTATAAGAAGAAAAAACGCCCACGTTATGCGGGCGTTTTTATTTGGATTTTATTTATGAATATAGGTTGTTAACTTTCATAAATATGGCATAAATACCAATAAGCACTGCGTTAGTAAGATCTGACGAGATGTTAAATAAAGGAATTCCAAACCATGTCAAGAAAAATTAAAAAGAATGGTGTAATGACAAGTGTGTCATTAGACAAAAACAAAAAATATAAGTATGATGCAACAGGTGATTTAGTTGAATCAACTGGAACATTAGGCGATAACGAGATTTCTATGTCTGGTTCCAAGTCATCGCTTCGTAGAGCAGCAGATATGGAACGTAATATTTCCATATTAGCAACTACCATGTTGACAACCGATAACGGCGCAGGTGTTGATTCGCCAGCAGAAGTAAAAGCAGCAGCAGCAAGTGATGCAACTACTAAAGCAAACGCAGCATTAGTATCAGCAAAAGCATATGCAGATCAAGCAGAAGCAGATGCAGAATCAGCAGCAAGTTCAGATGCAACTAGTAAAGCAAATAATGCAAAATCACAAGCAATTTCATCAGCAGCAAGTGATGCGACTACCAAAGCAAATAATGCAAAGTCACAAGCAATTTCATCAGCAGCAAGTGATGCGACTACCAAAGCAAATAATGCAAAGTCACAAGCAATTTCAGCAGCAGCAAGTGATGCGACTACAAAAGCAAACGCAGCAAAGACAGCAGCAATTGCAGCAGTAACTAATGGCGCAGGGGCGGCATTTGATACTTTAGTTGAAATCCAAAATGCAATGGCAACCGATTCGGAACTAAGTTCAGCGATCTCAAGTGTTACATCATCAGCAGCGGCGACAGCATCAGCAGATGCAACTACTAAAGCAAACGCAGCATTGGCAGCAGCAAAGGTTTATGCAGATGCAAATGACACAGATACTAATACATGGCGTGGTATTTCAAATAGTGTAACATCAACTAGCACGTCTATATCTGCATCATCAGCGGCAGTTAAAGCAGCATATGATAGATCATGGCCTAACACGACTTATAACTTTGCGGGGTCTACGTTTACATCTCGCAACACTGGCAATGCTTTAGCAATTGACTCCGCCACCGCAAACACAATTGGTTATTGCAACGCTGCAAGCGCAGCAGGTTTCTCAGATGGCGGTATGTTTGTAGCAGCTCATAGCACATCATGGGTATCTCAGATATTCAGTAACTTTAGAACAGGCGAATTATCGTCACGTGGCATGAATAGCGGTACTTGGGGTTCATGGCGCAAGATTTGGGATAACCAAAACGACGGTTCTGGCTCTGGCTTAGATGCTGATTTATTAGATGGAGTTCAAGGTTCGCAATTCCTACGATCAGATGCTACTGATACTGCATCGGGTCATTTAAGTTTGCGAGCAGGTGGTAATCATTTAGGAAACCATGAGTTTGCATCAGCATCACAAACATCTACTGGATACGGTGACGCGGGAATTGAGGTTAGAGAAGGTGGATATGGATCGGGTGTTGGAATGTCAGCTCCTAGAATCGGTATGCATTGGGGCGGCGTTGTCGCATCAAATATCTCTATGGAGACGGACGGTACGATAACAATACGAAACAATCCAGGCACTGGCTATGAAAATTTTAGAGCTGCCAATATATCTGCAACTGGTGAAGTAACAGCATACTACTCAGATGAGCGTCTAAAGAACTTTAGTGGTAAGATCGAGAATGCATTAGACAAGGTATCGCAACTAAATGGCTATCATTACACTGGTAATGATGTAGCAGGCGAACTTGGGTATGATACTGATGTTCAGCAAGTTGGTGTATCAGCACAAGAAGTTGAAGCAGTAATGCCAGAGGTTGTTAAATCAGCACCGATTAATAGCGACAATGGTACAGATTATAAAACTGTACAATATGAGCGTATGGTTCCGTTATTGATTGAGTCTATAAAAGAACTAAAATCAATGGTAGAAAGTCAAGCAGCGGAAATTGCTAAATTAAAAAAGTAGTATAAATTGATCAAACGTAGGGAGTTTAACTCCCTGCTTAGTTTATGATTATCATAAAAGTTATGATTATCATAAACACTGGAATATACAGAGTATATTCTTCGTATCAATCAATATCTTTAAGGAGATAAAATAATGTCAAGAAAAATTAAAAAGAATGGTGTAATGACAAGTGTGTCATTAGACAAAAACAAAAAATATAAGTACAGTCCAACAGGTGATTTAGTTGAATCAACTGGAACATTAGGTGATAACGAGATTTCTATGTCTGGTTCCAAGTCATCGCTTCGTAGAGCAGCAGATATGGAACGTAACATTTCTATCTTAGCAACTACCATGTTGACAACCGATAATGGCTCAGGTGTTGATTCGCCAGCAGAAGTAAAAGCAGCAGCAGCAAGTGATGCAACTAGTAAAGCGAACGCAGCATTGGTATCAGCAAAGGCATATGCAGATCAAGCAGAAGCAGATGCAGAATCAGCAGCAAGTTCTGATGCAACTACTAAAGCAAATAATGCAAAGTCACAAGCAATCTCAGCAGCAAGTTCTGATGCAACTACTAAAGCAAATAATGCAAAGTCACAAGCAATCTCAGCAGCAGCAAGTGATGCGACTACCAAAGCGAACGCAGCATTGGTATCAGCAAAGGCATATGCAGATCAAGCAGAAGCAGATGCAGAATCAGCAGCAAGTTCTGATGCAACTACTAAAGCAAATAATGCAAAGTCACAAGCAATCTCAGCAGCAGCAGCAGACGCAACTAGTAAAGCAAACGCAGCAAGAGCAGGTGCAGTTGCAGACGTAACTAATGGCGCAGGCGCAGCATTTAATACGCTTAAAGAAATCCAAGATGCAATGGCAACTGATTCAGAACTAAGTTCAGCAATCGCAAGTGTTACATCATCAGCGGCTTCTACGGCAGCAGCAGATGCGACTACTAAAGCAAACGCAGCATTGGCATCAGCAAAGGTTTATGCAGATGCACAGGACACCAATACTCATCGCGCAATTTCAAATAGCGTAACATCAACAAGCACATCTGTATCTGCATCATCAGCAGCAGTTAAAGCGGCTTATGACAGGTCTTGGCCTAACACTACTTATTCAGTAGGCGATGGTGGTCTTTCACAGATCAACTTTACATCAACAGATCATACTAAGTTAAACGGCATTGAGTCAGGTGCAACAGCAGATCAAACTTCGGCACAATTATTAGCATCTCTTAAAACAGTTGATAGTAACGGTACTGCTGGATTGAACGCTGGAACAGTAGATGGATTGACATTGAATGGTACAACTAACAATGCTGCCAACAAAGTCGTTCGCACAGATGCCAATGGTTACGCTAACTTCGGTTGGATTAACACTGCATCGGGCGCAAGTACATCAGCACCAGCTCGTATATATGCATCAAATGATTCTTATTTGAGATATATGACGCCAGCTTCATTGGCTCCTTATATCTTGAATCAAGGATCAACTAAGAACTCACATACTCACGCATATTTGCCAACGAGTGGTGGTAATGTATCTAACAATATCACATTCGGTTCAAACTACGGACACGGTGTAACTGGATTATATTCAGCTACTAAATTCCAACAAGTTTATAGTATGGGCGCAGCGTATACATTAGATGATAATGGTGTAGCGCCAGGCAATTTCTACGGAATAGCATGGACTCATTCTAATAACACAAACGCAAACGGACGCAAGATCGCAGGTCATCACGCAGCATATATGTCTGCTGGTACTACTCGTTCTGCAATTGGTGATAGTATCTGGACTTCAGGTAACGTTACTGCATACTCAGACGAACGTGTTAAGGAAAATCTTGAGATAATTCCAGATGCATTGGACAAAGTATGTCAACTAAATGGTTATACGTATGATAGAACAGACCTTACTCCGGCAACACCGGAAGAAGTGCCTACTGTATACGCACATAATCCTACTGACAGACATGTCGGTGTTATTGCACAGGAAGTACTAAAAGTATTACCTGAAGCAGTTACTGGTGGACCAAATAGCACACCTGGATCAGAAGATGATCATTACTCGGTGGCTTACGGAAATATCGTAGCACTATTAATTGAAGCAGTCAAGGAATTGAAAGCAGAAATTGATGTATTGAAAAGTAAGTAAATTATAAAACACTTATAAAACACTTATAAAAGACTCCTTCGGGGGTCTTTTTTTTGCTCTAAATAAAGGTAACATATTAACTATGTATATAATTTAAAAAAGATAAATACTAACAGTAAACAACATTCATATAGGGACAGACTAGATGTCCCATGGTAGTAAATATAAGGGAGATATAAAGTGGCTTTTAAAGTAGGTAATCAAACAGTAATAGATATAGACATAGGTGGTGGAACAAGAGTTGAATCTGCACTAGATAAGGATCTTGTATTATATCCAGGCGATGGTGGAGAAATATATATTCCTGCTAACACCTCTCTTACATTTGAAGGTTCATCTCCTCCTGATGATTTTGAGGGGAGATTAAAAGCGACTACATTGACTGCCGATAGAGAGTATACGTTACCAGATCATTTGTACGAAGTATCAGGTGGTGGTGAATCGCAGGGTATGATAGCAGTACTTGATGTCACTTTATTCCCAAGAGGTGATATTGCAACGTATGTAGATGATCTCATCGCGGCAACAACAACTGCATATATCGATGCAGATGAACTACAAACTACAGAACTACAAGGTTATACAGATCAAGCAGAACTTGATGCAATCGCATCATCAAACTTGTATACAGATGGTCGTGAAACAGCAATAACCACGGCGTACCAATCGTATACAGATCAAGCAGAACTTGATGCAATCGCATCATCAAACTTGTATACAGATGGTCGTGAAACAGCAATAACCACGGCGTACCAATTGTACGCAGACGACGCAGACGTGGTTGTCACAGATGCATATGTCGCAGCAGACGTGGTTGTCACAGATGCATATATCGCAGCAGATACCGTTGTCACAGATGCATATATCGCAGCAGATACCGTTGTCACAGATGCATATATCGCAGCAGATGAACTACAAACTACAGCACTACAAGGTTATACGGATGTTGCAGAAGCAGATGCAATCAATGCATCAAACTCATATACAGATGGTCGTGAGACAGCAATAACAACCGCGTACCAATCATATGCAGATACCGCAGAAGCAGATGCAATCAATGCATCAAACTCATATACAGATGGTCGTGAGACAGCAATAACAACCGCGTACCAATCATATGCAGATACCGCAGAAGCAGATGCAATCACATCATCAAATTCATATACAGATGGTCGTGAAACAGCAATAACAACAGCGTACCAATCATATACAGATACAGCAGAAGCAGATGCAATCACATCATCAAATTCATATACAGATGGTCGTGAAACAGCAATAACAACAGCGTACCAATCATATGCAGATCAAGCAGAAGCAGATGCAATCACATCATCAAATTCATATACAGATGGTCGTGAAACGGCAATAACAACTGCTTATCAATCATATGCAGATATCTCAGAAGCAGATGCAATCAATGCATCAACCGCATACACTGATGGAAAGACAACAAAGGCATATATAGATTCATTAAATATACAATCAGCAAGTGTTGATGCAAACAGTGTTGCATTAGGAACAGATACCACTGGTAATTATATTGCTACCGTAGCAGGAACAGTTAATGAAATAGTCGTAACGGGAAGTGGCAGTGAAACTTCAGCAGTTACAGTAGGTCTCGCTACCGATGTAAATATAACAAACGATTTGACGGTTGGTGGAGATTTATTTGTTACCGGATCTACTGTCAGTGTTGGTTCAGCAAACTTGAGTGTTGATGATAGTTTTATTTACTTGAATCAAGGTGATGCAATTGGTGCAGCAAACACTATATTCACTGGTGCTGGATTAGACGATGGTGTTCTTGGGGGGTACTTTGAAGGTACCACCTCAGTCACTTATTACGTACGAATAGATGCCAATAGTACTCCAGATACATTTGAATGGTCAAAGGATAACTTTGCAACAACAGTAGCAACGGGTATTGCGATCGACGGAACAGATCAAGCACTGGACAATAACATTACAATTAAGTTCTCTGCTACCACTGGTCACACAATTGGCGATGTTTGGAGTGGACTCGCTGCTCCGATAGCCATTGACAGTGGTATTTTTAGTAACATTAACACTGGCACATCAGCGCCGGGATACACTCACATTGGTGTATTTTATGATGCAAGTGCATTGACATGGAAAGTGTTTAGTGAATATGATCCAGAACCAAATGGTGATATTAACACGGGAGATGCAAGTTTTGTATTAGGAAAAATGGAAGCAGATTGCTTCATTGCAAATGATGTTGATATCAACGGTCCTATAACAAATGCTAATCATGCAACACATAAAGCATATGTAGATGCAGCAGAAGCAGTTGCAATTGCAACAGCAGCATTGGATGCGACCACTAAAGCAAACACAGCAGAATCTAATGCGAACTCGTATACAGATGGTCGTGAAACAGCAATTACAACAGCGTACCAATCATATGCAGATACCGCAGAAGCAGATGCAATTGCAACTGCAAGTTTAGATGCGACTACAAAGGCAAACACAGCAGAATCTAATGCGAACTCGTATACAGATGGTCGTGAAACAGCAATAACAACAGCGTACCAATCATATGCAGACACCGCAGAAGCAGATGCAATTTCGGCAGCAGCATTAGATGCAACTAGTAAAGCAGATGCAGCGTTGTCTTCGGCATTGGCAGCAGACACTGATACGACTTATTTGGTAGGTGATGGTGGTTTAACTGAAAAGAACTTCACTACAGCAGATAATACTAAGTTAGATGGCATCGCAACGAGTGCCAATAATTATGTTCACCCGTCAAGTCACGCTATCTCGTTTATCACGGGATTGCAAACAGCATTAAATGCCAAAGTAGACGACAGTCAAGTATTGACTAATGTACCATCTGGCGCTTTATTCACTGACACTACCTACTCAGTAGGTAATGGTGGTTTAACTCAAGTAAACTTCACTACAGCAGATAATACTAAGTTAGATGGCATCGCAACGAGTGCCAACAATTATGTTCACCCTTCAAGTCACCCTATCTCGTTTATCACGGGATTGCAAACATCGTTAAATGGCAAGGTAGATGATAGTCAGGTATTGACTAATGTACCAGCGGCAGCAGTATTTACTGATACGACTTATTCTGTAGGTGATGGTGGTCTTTCGCAGATTAACTTTACTTCAGCAGATCACAGCAAGTTAAACGGCATTGAAACTGGTGCAACCGCAGATCAATCTGCGTCACAGATACTTGCTGCTATTAAGACTGTTGACATAAATGGCACAGGAGGTATCAATGCTGGTACTTTAGGAGGTGCGTTACCTAGTCAGGATCAATCTAATAGTACCATCGTAGAGAGAAGTGCCAGTGGTTACATATACGCTAACTTCTATAACGGCACAGGTACGTTTAGTACTAGTGGTACATCTAGTGGAATGGGTCTGTTCACTGGAACAAACGGAACTGATACTTTTGGTAGAAGTTACACAGCAGCAGGAGCAAGAACTCTATTAAACGTAGAGAACGGTGCTACAGCAGACCAATCAGCAGCACAGATATTGACAGCAGTTAAAACAGTAGATGGTTCAGGTTCAGGCTTAGATGCTGACTTACTTGATGGTTTACAAGGTTCACAGTATTTAAGAAGTGATACGGCTGATAGTATTTCAGGAAACTTGACGGTAGGAGCAGGTACTTCTTCTTATATATTCATGGTCGACACCGATCACGGTAATAGGGCAATACACTGTAATTCTAACAACATTGGGTTTTTAAACTCTGCTAATGCCTGGTCGGCATATAGTACTGACGCTGGTTTGTGGCATTGTGCCAATGGTTTAACGGTTACTGGAAGTATTGTGGCATCGGGCGATGTGACTGCATATTCCGATATTAGATTTAAGCATAATGTGGAAACAATCACTAACGCAGTAGACACTGTTAATAATCTCAGAGGTGTTATGTTTGAGAAGGACAATAGACAAAGTACTGGTGTTATTGCACAAGAAGTTGAATCAGTGTTCCCAGAAGTAGTTCATACAAATGACGAAGGATTGAAGTCAGTAGCATATGGCAACATGGTTGGATTATTAATTGAAGCAGTTAAAGAGCAACAATTACAAATAAACTCACTACAAGAAGAGATAAATATATTAAAGAAAGGATAATATGGTTATTGACATAGTATTAAAACTATGTTAAACTATATTATATAAAGATAAATATATAAAGCAGATACTAGTTATCAGCAAAAAAAGGAGAATAACTCATGGCATTACCAGCAACAGGTGTAACCATTACAATGGGCACAGTACGTAACTATTTCGGATTATCTGGAACAGTATCATTGTCACAACTAGGTGCATTTATTTCGCCAAGTGTAACATCAAATATATCATTGTCAGCAACCTTCGGTGGTTGGCAGAACCCTAATGCGGGTGGTACGTCACCGTAACCATCTAGCATCAGCATGAGGATTAATAGTCCTCATGCTACTTATCACACATAAATTTACTAAAATTTTGTAAACTCAACATGGAGAAAACAACTATGAGTACAGGCATCCGCACCAGATTTGAAGTGGAAACATTTCTATTAGGATCACACCCTACCCCAGCACGCCAAGCACAGGCATTGACAGTAGAATTATCAGCAGCAACGCAAAGTGGTCATCCTGATCAAGCAGTATTGCAAGCGGTATATGATGATTTTTCTGCAAAGCACGATGTTACTGCATTACTTGAAAACATTGAAGATTCCGAAGAGGAATATTGGATTCAACGTCTTGCTAAATTAGCAGCAATTGATATCCTTACTATCGGTAAAGTACAACCAGAGCATATGAATTATATGGTATCATTAAATGATACCGCATTTGCTGCATGTGTAAAGACAACAGCAACATTGGCAAAGACTTTGAATGAAGAATTCAAGACTGTTGAAGCCGAACTTGATGCTGGTATGATCTAACAACTATGGTAAGTATACCCAAATTTTACTACAAAGAAAATCTTAACGCAAAAGTAGCAATTTGTATTCCAGTTCGTGATTTAGTCACTTCCGCATTTACACATAGTCTTGCTATGTTAACTAATAAATGCGGGCGAGATAATAAGTCAATTACGATTCATATGAATATAGGAAGCGAAGTTGCAATGCAACGACAAGAACTTGTTAACACTGCATTAGATACAGATTGTACACATATTTTATGGCTTGACAGCGATATGATATTCCCTACAGTTATTATTGAAGCACTAATGTCGCATGATAAAGATATTATGGCGTGTAATTATAGCACACGTGTACCACCACATCGCCCAGTCGCATTTAAGACATTTGGTGATTTAGATAAGAGAGTATTCAGTCAAACGGGCATAGAAACCGTAGATGCTGTCGGAATGGGTGCAATGTTAGTAAAAAGATCGGTATACGAAACTATACAAAAACCTCATTTCGGAGTAGAATGGAATAATGATTATACTAGCCTAATAGGCGAAGATATGTTTTTCTGTAAAAAAGCAGCAGATAATGGCTACGAAGTGTGGGTTGACAATGATATCAGTATGCAAATAAGTCATGTTGGTACAACCGCATTTACAATAAAAGGCAATTGCAATGATTAATTTAACACAATCAACATTGTTTGATTTTAAAGGTCAGACAATTATTTCGCCTTGGGACAGATTAAAAAAACATGTATTCCAATCATATCCAGTTCACGTAACACCTAGCACCAATGACACCGAAGATTTGTTATTAATTGCACGTGAATATGAAAACATCAGTGATATGATTTGGATAGTAGATGATTCTAAAAATATTAATCCAGACTTCCCTTGGCACTATAAACCGAGTGACATCGCACACGATTTCATTCACTTTTTCCCTAGAATAGTAAGACGAACAGGTCGTGATACTACTTGGGGTGATATAAAATTAGTACCCACTTCTGGCATTGCACATGGTGTATTGAACAATAAAATTGTTTGTTCATATCATGATGCTGATTTTGCAGTAGTTATGATTAGTTTCCATGAAGCAGAAGCAGACCAGAATTATCAGAAATTGAAGCAAGTATTCCCAGATGCACTACATGTAAAAAATGTAGAAGGTATTGCGAATGCACATAAAGAAGCAGCATCTATATGTAACACTGAAATGGTCTATATTGTAGACGCAGACGCAGATATACATTCAACTTTCAAATTTGATTATATACCACCTATGAGCAAGCGTAAGAATACTACGTATGTATGGTCGGCACTTAATCCTATCAATGATTTGGAGTATGGTTATGGTGCAGTTAAGTTATTCCCTCGTGAACAACTAATAGAGATGGGTCATGATTTGCCAGATTTCTCACAAGGTGTATCATTTTATCAACCAGTATCAGATGTATCTAATACTACAATGTTTAATAAAGATCCGTTCAGAACTTGGCGTTCAGCATTTCGTGAATGTGTTAAATTGGCATCTAATGTTAGTGAAAACCCACGAGTTAATGAAGAGGCAAGTAGTCGCTTAGAGACTTGGTGTACAGTAGATAATGGCGCACGTTTTGGACGTTATTGTGTTAAAGGTGCATTAGAAGGAAAGGCGTACGGTATCGAACATAAAGATAACGTAGAATTGTTACACAAAATCAATGATTTTGAATGGTTGCGTGAGCAATTTATCGCAAGTATGAAAAAACGAATCAGCGCAGATTAAAGCGTATCTAACCAATTAGAACCATTCATTGAACTAGTTTCGTGTATGGTTCTAATTTTCTTTACAATCTCTTTATTATATAATTGTGCTTTAGTTCCTGGATGCAAAGGACGTGGCCAGTTACCTATCTTAACCCAGCAAAACCCATCACTTTCATTATTGAGTTGTGGAATAAATTCTTCAAATACTGCAACTGCGAATGTATTATATTCAAACCTATTGTCAGGTGATATAAATTTATGCAGTGGGTATATCTTTTCAACATCGGGTAACATTCCGACCTCTTCTTCAAGTTCGCGAAGTAATGTTTCCAATGGACGCTCACCTACCTCTCCCTTGCCTCCGAAGAAACCCCAAGTACGAGGATGACTAGATTTCTCACTACGCTGTTGTAGTAATACTCTACCAGTATCGATACTTAAAAATATACAGCCACTCGCGTTCAATTTATCCACGTTTCAAATGTTCGATTGATATTAATGTATTACTAAAATATTTAATACAATTATTCTGTGGTTTTAAATTGGTCGTTACTATGTACTTAAAGTCATTCCATGTAAATCCTTCATGATATTCATTCAACGGACTCCATAATGCGTTATATTCTTCTCCATTATATTCTAGATACATATCACGATCTTTGTCCCGCCATGCAAATTTTGCAAATTGTGTTAAGTAATTATTAAAAACACTTTTCGGCATTTTTTTGTGTTTAACTAGGGATAAAACGGTATTGTCATACTTAAAGTATATTTTATCTTTATAGTGATCAATATACTCGTAAAACTCATCAATTGTTTGTTGATTGGAATATCTAGGATCTAGTCTAGTGCTAACATATATGTGTACTACTTTTATATTAGGATATTCATTAAGCAAGCATTCGATATGATTTGCAAACGTATAAATTGATAATAGGGTAAGTTCCATTGTGATAGAGTACTGCATTGGCAGCATGTGTTCTAGCCAATTTTGAGAATGTATCGGAGTCTCACCCACATGATTTGACGTTTCATGGTGGCACATATGTGCATCATATTTTATCATATATAAAGCCGCCAGAACCCAGCGTTATATATCCCTTCATGGCTATTAATCCATTCTGATCCTGTCCATTCTAATTGGTCATCGGATAAGATATTTTCTACATATTGTTGAGTAGTCACCGCACTATGGTCAAATGATACTGTCCATATTGAGCCATTGTATTCAATGATGTCATTGGTATACGCATTTAACCCAGCCCATTCGCCACCATTCGGGATATCATTCGTAATAATATATCTAGTGCCGATAACGGCAGCATCTACCGAACCATCGCCTGGATAATTCTGTAATGGGTTTAAAACACCATTAACCGCAGTCAATGTATTCGTGGGCAGAGTGCTAGTGTCTACATCTACATTTAACGCATTTACATTGCCTGTATTAAAACTAAGTCTACCAATAATATCATTATCTGTGTCGTTAGGTGCATTTGATTTTCTTATACGCATCTGACTAATACCTTCTCGTAATTCACCGAAGGGAGTCAAGAATTTAGACCAATCAAGTTGAGCGCCATTTTCATCTAGATTAGTACCAGAATCATTAAACAAGTATGCTATGTCATTTTCAAATTTAATTTTCATATCATCCAATGTAACAGTTATATATTGCAGCGATGATGTGTCAAATGGTTCCTTTGCATCAAATGCATCTAAATTGACATCATCTAAATTATATAATTGGTTGATTACGGTATAAATCAATTTTTGCTGTTTTAATTTGGCAGGGGGATTAATAAATATCGGCATTTCAAACGTGAGTGTACTAACATCAATAATATCATCGACACTTGCGCCTACACTACGACTCGACCATTGCGAACTTTTCATTTCTACATAAGCAAGACTTGACCAATCAAGTGGATTGTCCGTTGTGTGGATATTTAATGTAGGATTGAATAATACCATAATTTGCTCAAGCAATTGCAATTTCTGATCTGTGTTTGAAGTCCAGATGTCGCAATTCATAGTTAAGTTATATGGAACTGGCATATGACGTTCAACCGTATATCGATTTCCGACCTCGTTCGTGTATTCGCCAGTTGTATCATCTATTGCTTTTTCATAAACTTGTACTTTGTCTACATGTCCTTGGTGCATCCTACGTTCTGGAGCCATTTCAAGTGCCGTAACATAACAAGATATGAATGGAACAGTGTTTATTATATTTTCACTGTTTTCGCGAGTAATATGCGCAGCCATGCGATTTGTGTCGCCATAGCGAACTGGTACAGTTTGGTAGATGGGCATCTTTTGGTCATTGACTCCCATTTGTACATCAAATCCACCAAACAATCTGATGAACTGTTGTATATATCGACGAACTTGTCTATCATAAAAATATTGTGCCATAATTAAAAATCACTCTTTGGTTTGATTACATCTGATAATGCCTGTCTTTCGGGCACTTCTTTATTGTCTACAACAGTTGTTGCTAGGTTTTCTATGAAGCCGCTTGCGTTGAATGTTCTATCAGTCCAAGTGGTGTCATTGACATTGTCATACAATCTTTGCCAGCGACTACCTCGATAAACGAATAAACGATTAGGAGAGAAATCTTCTCTTACGAAATAATCACCATCGTTTGGCATTTGCGGGAATTGATCACCTTTGTCTAGTACTTCGCCATGATCGTATTCATCATCTGTTGTTGGTTGACCAAATAAATGATCTACCAATGGTATTCCTAGCGGATCGTCAAGTTCAGCACTTTGTATGATAGCATTAGAAATATTAATCTCTGTTTTATATGAACTTAGATCTTGTTTCAAACTATTTGGATCATCGGCTGTTCCTAGTATGTCTGCGTATTCTTGTGTATCGGTTAGCGGTGTTACTTTAACACGCCAGATATGACTATACCATGTCTGACTATATCCTTCACTACCACGGTTAGCATCTTGAACGACATAAAATTTATTAATAGCAGTTCTGTCATGATTTAGTAAAAGATCATCGCGTAAATGGGGTAATTCTAGTACATCGCCCGGCATTAGTTTTCTTCCGACCTTTGCTACCATATCGTTTGTGTGAAATGTGATGAACATTGTATCATTAGTTAAGAATAGACCAAATTGTGTTAAATCAAAGTCATTGTCTGTTACGTTGTATACACCACGTAATTCAAAAATGTCTGGATCATACTTACGATCACGGTTTTCCATAAACAACAAGTCTTGTATCTTAGTTTCATTAATAAATCCTTCAGGATTGATCTCAATGCCTAAAGTGGGATCAAGTTCAAGACCAGAACCATAATTTGGTTCAGTGGGGTCATCACTATTGATAGTTTCTTTGGGTCCAAGATATTTATGAACATGTATGGCAGTACCACCGATATCAAACTGTTCTCTGATGGTTCTGTCATGAAAGTTAAAGTCATTGGTTTTTGTCGCACGATAGAGACTTAAACGAGGCATAGATTACTCCTTATATATAGAGTATTTATGCAAAAAGATTTGAAAAACTCTTGACAATAGTAAGACATGTTGCTATAATAGTTAAGTAAGTTAATTAATCAAAGCGAGAAAAATTATGTCACAAGTTGCTACTATTATCAAGAACCAAATCGGTAACAAAGCATTGTATATGATGGGTGCAAAGAATTTAGCCACTGGTGGCGACGATCTTTCTTTTCGTGTTCGTGGTAGCAAGCGTGTCAACCACGTTAAGATTGCTCTTAATGCGAGCGACACATATGACATCACATTCGGTAAGATTTGGGGTATGAAATTCAATGTAGTTGCATCGCATGATGGCATTTACTGTGATATGATGCACGATTTAATTGAAAAAGAAACTGGTTTATATTTGTCACTGTAGTAGGGCTTATATAGTCGCTACAGTACGCTAAATGTCTCCTCTAAGCGTCGATGAAGAGGCATACAATACAATGGGAGTATAATTATGGCATTTGCCGATTCGTCTGTTTATTTCAACACTGGTGACAGTTCTATTCTTGGTTCATTTTTTGAAAAGTCAGAAGGTGGGATATTTGAATTTTCTAAGAATTTAAATGATACCCCATTTGTCGATGTTTCTGAGTATCCGCATTTAGTATGGGTTACGAGTCCGTCTGCGTTTGATAGTGGTTATCGCTATGCGAATGTCAAGAAAGGTATTGCGTACATTGTAGTTGACGAAGATGACGAGGGCAATCCTGTCATTGAGAAGTGGGATATCAAGCAAAAACGATTATATGAAGCGATTCCACTATAATATTTGACAAAAAACTATAAGTAGTGTATAGTATATTTAAATCAAAGGAAATACAACATGGCTATTAGCATAAAAGTCCCTCGCAAGAAGCCTAGGGCAAAAATTAATCGTAAAACTGGATTTACTGATCCAGATTGGTCTTCGGCAGAAACTTGGTCTGGTGATAAATTTCATAAAGAGCGAACTGCATTTGCACGATTGTATTATCAGAATGTAAAGACGGCAGATTTGCGTGGTTATGTGTATGACTATATGAAGCAACACAAATACAGTTCAGCAGATATTAAAGCAGCAAAGGCAGTGTCGCATATTCCAGTACAAGTTGGAATTTATGCAAAATTGTTGACTACGGGTATGCCTGATTTGCAGCAAAATCATGCAGACATGTGGCGCAATCTTAAAGGCACTTCATCTGAACTAAAACCTGTTAGTGAGTTTGTAACTGGTGGTATTGCAGATGTTATTGCAATTGGTTCACGCATTGTTGGAGCAGATGATACAATCGAAGAAGCGAAACCAGTAATTAGTGTCGTTCCTAGCATTCAAGATATCATGCGTAAAGCAGCCACTGCGATGTGCGAACCGATTGATGATGGAATTGAAGAATTTGTAGTATCGCGTGATATTAAGTTGGTAGCGAATTTTGAACCCCATACAATTTTGATTGTAGCAGAAGCAAAGGCAAATCATGCTCGTATCATCAAAGGTTTTTATAATGATGTATATGAAGAATTGTTAGAAGTTGCTGCAATCCCAAAACCAGCAGCATTTAAGAAATTAAGCGAAGAAGAGCAAGATGCATGTGAACAATTAGCAGAAGCATATTCGCATTTCAATGCAAAGCAGTTAGTGGCTATAATTGCGATGCATAAGAAGATAATTGATGCATGTGATATTGTTATCATTGAACAGAAAGCAACAAAGGCTCCTCGTAAAGTAAAGCAGAAGTCGGCAGATCAGTTAGTATCTAAATTGAAATTTAAATCAAATGATTCTTCGTATGGTATTGCGAGTGTAGCACCAAGTGGATTAATTGGAGCAGTAGCAGCAGTAGTATTTAATTGTAAGAACCGAAAACTAGGATTATATGTAGCAATTGATGCAGATGGTTTCAAAGTTAAGGGAACTACGTTATTAAACTTTAACGAAGAGGTTAGTACACAGAAGACATTACGAAAGCCAGGCGATGTGTTACCAGAATTCAAGAAGATTACAAAGCCTAAGGCATTGAAGACATTTAATGCATTGACTACGACTGATACTAAGATGAACGGTAGATTCAATTCTGAGATTATTATTCTTGCAGTGTTCAAGTAGTTTTTGAACACAGACTTGCGTGCAGTAAAAGCATAAATATACCTAATAGGAGAATATAATTATGTCAGCACAATCTGAATTAATCAAAGAAATAGAACTACGCTTAGGTGGTCAAATGGTGGATGTGGAATTAGATCCAGAACACTATGAATTAGCGATCAAGAAGGCAGTAGAAAAATATCGTCAACGCTCAGAAAATTCTGTAGAAGAAAGTTTTGTTTCACTGGATTTGGTAAAAGATGTTGCAGAATATACATTACCTAGTGAAATAGATGAAGTAACTGATATATATCGCCGCACAACTGGTGTATCATCTGGAACGGGTAATGATTTTGAACCATTTCAAGCAAATTACTTGAATACTTATTTATTAGGTTCGAGTCGTAGTGGTGGTTTAGCAAGTTTCGATTTCCTACAACAGAATAGAGAAACAATGGGTCGTTTATTTGGCGCAGAGATCATGTTCACTTGGCGCAAATCTGACAACAAATTAATTTTGCATCGTATGATGAAAGCAGATGATTTATGTATTCTCCATGTGTATAATCATCGTCCATTGGAATTATTATTAAAAGATATATATGCAGGACCTTGGATTAAGGATTTTGCATTATGTCATGCTAAATTAATGCTTGCACAAGCGCGTGGTAAGTTTGCACAAATTGCGGGTCCACAGGGTGGCACTACAATGAACGCTGGTGAACTACAAGCCTCAGCAGAAGCAGAAATTGATAAACTAGAAACAGAACTTACACTTTACAATGACGGCTCTTCGGGATTAGGTTTCGTTATTGGATAACATAATAAACGAAGGTAATGATGACAAAGAAAGTAATAGGTATATGTGGATTAATCGGTCATGGTAAAGACACAGCAGCAGGGTTTTTAATTGAAGAGGGATTTCAGAGAGTTAGTTTCGCAGGAGTATTGAAAGATGCTGTTGCGAATATTTTTAGTTGGGATCGTACTCTATTAGAAGGTAATACGTCTGAGAGTAGGGTTTGGAGAGAGCGAGTAGACACATGGTGGTCTAATAGATTAGGAATACCTAATTTTACACCTAGATATGCATTACAGTATATCGGCACAGATGTCATGCGAACACATTTTAATCCAGATATATGGGTAGCAGCAGCAGAACGCAAGATTCTACAAATTGATAATAATATTGTTATTTCTGATTGTCGGTTCTTCAACGAGTTAGCCGTAATCAAGCGATTGGGTGGAACTACTGCATCTGTGTGGCGATATGATGTACCAGAATGGTGGGATGTCGCCGTTACCACGAACACTACATCAGAAGAAGAACAATATCAAATATATGATGAAGGCAATCATATGGAAGTGAAATTCCCAGATATTCATACAAGTGAATCTAGTTGGGCGGGATGGGAATTTGACCATGCTATTGATAATAAATCGACATTAGAAGAATTCAGAAATATCACTATTAAACTGCTATGTTAACGCTGTAATCAGGTCTTTTCTTTAACTTACGCTAAATACTAACAATGATATAGATTCATAAACTAGTAATTACATGTAAAATAAAATAAAGGAGAACTCCAAAAATGGCAAATCTTGTATCGCCTGGAACACAGGTACAAATAACAGACGAGTCGGTATACGGACCAGCGGGAGCAGGTACTGTACCAATGATTTTTATCGCGACAGGTCAAGACAAAGTTGACCCGACCGGAACAGAAGTAGATGGTATTGCAAAATATACCAAATCAGCAGCATCGGGAAGTCCGATCTTAGTAACATCACAACGTGAACTAACTCAATACTTCGGAAACGTAGATTTCCGTTCAGTAAGTGGAACAGTACAACAAGGTGATGAAACTAATGATTACGGTCTATTAGCAGCATATTCATTCTTAGGTCAAGCATCAGCAGCATATGTTGTTCGTGCAGACGTAGATTTAACAGCACTTCGCCCACAGACAGTTGAGCCAGTTGGCTTACCAGCAAATAATACTTACTGGGTAAACCCAACATCATCAGCGTATGGTATCTTTGAATTCACAGCAAGTGGATGGACAGCAGTAACACCTAGTGTTGAAATTGTAGCCACTCACGTTGGCGTTCCTACGACTGTAGTTGTAGACGGAACCTATCTAGTTACTATCGAAGAGACAGTAACATCAACACACGTTCATTATTGGATTGGTGAAGGTGGTGCATGGGTTGCATTAGATCAACTATGGATAACTGGTACATCAACATTAGCACCACATTACTCAGCACCAGTTGGCGCAGAAGTAGGTGATGTTTGGATTAAGACAACAACTCCTGGCGCAGGTATTGATTATGATATTTCATTGTTCACTAGCACAGCGGGTTCATTCGTAGCACAGACAGCAATTTACGCACAGACAACAGCACCTACTGGTGTAGTTGGTGATACTTTCCAAGATGGCACAGCAGCAACAGCGCGTACATTAACAGAAGGCGATCTTTGGTTTGATATAGATGATGGTTTTGTATCTATTCATCGTTACAATTCAACTACTCTAGCATTCGTAGACATGATTTCATCAGTACAAACAACTGCACCAACTGGCGCACCACTTACTGATACTATTTGGTTTGATACCGCAGTAAATGATTTGGCTATTTTTGAAGTAGCAATCGACGGTGGTGTACAGAAATGGCAGAAAGCAACTAATGTAACTTATACTTCAGCAGCACCAACAGTTGGAGCAGACGGTGATTATTGGATTGATACAGACGCAGATAACTATCCAGTTATCTATCGTAGCAATGGAACAGCATGGGTTGTTAAAGATAACACAGATCAAAGCACATCTAACGGTGTAGTATTTGGTGATATCACTGATTTAGACTCAGCAGCAGGCGATTACGTATTAGCAGCAAACGTATTAGCAGATGGTCCTAACCCATTATTATATGCAGTTGGTACATCAGCAGTTAACATGTGTCGTTCAACTAATACAGTACGTAAGTATGACGCATCATTGACAACTACTTGGAAATGGCGTAACCTTGCTGGTAATGCAGCAACAGGCGCAGGATCATTTGGTCGTAAGGCACAGCGTAAAGTTGTAGCAGCAGCAATGCAAGCAAGTGCATCAGGATCAGCACTTCGTGAAGAAACTATTCAGTTCCGTTTAATTACAGCACCGGGATATCCAGAGTTGATGGATGAAATGGTAACATTGAATACAGATCGCAATGAAACTGCATTTGTTATTGCAGATACCCCATTACGATTGGCTCCAGCAGATGCAGTATCTTGGGTTCAAGGAACTGGCGCAGTAGAAAATGGTGAAGATGGACTAGTAAGCAAGAGTTCTTATGCAGCAGCATATTATCCTAGTGTATTGACGACTGATCCAGTATCAGGTGCAAGTGTAGTTGCTCCAGCATCACACAGTGCACTTTACACATATGCATATAGTGATAGTGTTAGTTACCAGTGGTTTGCACCAGCAGGTTTGACTCGTGGTGTTGTAAGAAACGCATCAAATGTTGGTTATATCAATTCAGAAAACGAATTTGTAGCAGTAGCATTGACACAGGGACATCGCGATGCAATGTATGAAAATAAATTGAATCCGATTGTTAATTTCCCATCAGAAGGTATTATTGTATTTGGTCAGAAGACTTTGGCAGCAGGCGCAAGCGCATTAGATCGTGTTAACGTTGCTCGTTTAGTTGCATATTTACGTGAGCGTTTTGCAGTTATTTCGCGCCCATATTTGTTTGAGCCAAATGATAATTCAATTCGTGATAATGTTAAGCAAACGTTTGATGGTTTTTGTGCTAATATTCAGGCAAATCGTGGTGTGTATGACTTCAGTGTAGTATGTGATACTACTAACAATACACCAGCACGTATAGATCGTAATGAAATTTACGTTGATATTGCAATTGAACCTACCAAATCGGCAGAATTTATTTATATTCCTGTTCGTATTGTTAATACAGGTGATTTAAGTTAAAAAATATTAAATTTAATATTTAAAAAAAACCCACTTCGTGTGGGTTTTTTATTGCAAAATATTTGCTGCAAAATAAAAATGCAAAAAGCATAAATACATTTATATATATAATAGTCTATCATTAGGATAGCCTATTTAAATTTTAAGGAGAGAACAAATGGCTATTTTAACAAATTTCGGTATTCCAGCAGGAGATACTACCACTGCACAGACACTGATGCCAAAACTACAATACAGATTTCGTGTAACATTTACAGGATTAGGTGACTCAAAGGGATCGTTAATTACACAGAATGTAATTAGTGCAACCAGACCTGGAGTTGATCATGACGATATTACCATTGATGCATACAACTCAAAGATACGACTTGCAGGAAAGCACATGTGGCAAGATGTTACAGTAGCATTACGAGATGATACTAACAATGATGTTATAAAAGCAATTCGTTCACAACTGAACAAGCAAGTAAATCATACTTCTCAAGTAAGCGCAGAAGCAGGTGAAAATTATAAATTCAATGTAAAAATCGAAACACTTGATGGAACACATGGCACATCTAGTCTAGATGGTGTTATTGACTATTGGGAACTTGAAGGCGCATTTATCCCAAGTGCTACATTCGGTGATTTGAACTATGCGACATCCGATGTTGTGCAGGTATCAATGACTATTCGTTTTGATAATGCGATATTGCGTACAATGGCTAATACTGGTTCAAGTGCTAACTAATTTATTAGTAACTCATGAGTAATATTATAAATTCGGCATCAAAAATTTACGGACAAGATCAATATGATCGGTCCGTGAATTTACTTGTTCCTAGAAATAAGTTTCAATTCCGTGTTGTTGTCTATCACATTGGTAGCAATAAGGCACTGGAGTTGACACGTATATCCGAAATACAAATGCCTAGTCATTCTATGAAGACTCAGACATTAAATCAATATAACAAGAAGCGTACAATTCAAACTGGAATTGATTACACTCCTATATCATTGTCTGCGTATGATACCCGTGATGCAGAGATAGAAAAATTTCTAGTAGGATATAACAATCATTATTATTCAAGTCCTATGTCAGATAACTCTGATGTTATGATTGATGATGTTATTAATCAAAATTTTGCAGTTTCTGGTCAGAGTGCTAAGGGTTTTAATTTAACCAATGATCGTTATTATATTACTAAGATAGAGATAATTAGAACTTCTTCAGACGGCGATAAAAACATTATAGAAATTTATAATCCGATAATTACCAACATACAGGGCGATACACTGAATTATTCAGAATCAGCACCAGTACAATATCGTATAGATTTCACATATGAAGGTTATAAAACAACTACCAATGGTGTAGAAGTAGAAGTGACACCAACGATAACACCAGAGCCTACTATAGTCACAGTGTCTACGCCTGTCCCCGCAGCAATTGTTGTTCCTGGATTGAGTGCAGAAGAGACACTAGCAGCAGATGAAGCAGAAGTATATAATCTAGCAGCAGGTATGTATGGCAACCTTGGAATAAAGTTTGTGCCAGTAGGACCAACTGTGGAATATGATGCAATCAGAAACATTCACACAGTGCAGGTTTATAATCCTGATACTAATCTCAATGAAAAAATGACGAATAATCCACCAACAGGTGTGCTTTCAGCATTATACCATACAAAAGAGCAATTTGAAAAAATCGTCAGTGACTACAATAAAGGTCAGTAAAAATGGCAAAATTTCACCAAGGCTTATACACGCCAAAAAATCCAGATAAATACTTAGGTAAGGGCTTACCACGATATCGTTCAAGTTGGGAACTAGTTGTTTTCAGAATGTGTGACAATCATCCATCCGTATTAGGTTGGGGCTCAGAAACACATCGTATCCCATACAAAAACCCACTTACTGGAAAAAATTCTAATTATGTGCCAGATTTATTGATGGTATATCAAGATGCAAACGGTAAGCAACACGCAGAGATGGTAGAAATAAAACCAGCGGGACAAACACTCGGTGAAGCAAAAAGTCAATCACAAAAAGCAGCCGCAGTAGTTAATCACGCAAAATGGGAAGCAGCAAGACATTGGTGCAGATCAAAAGGCTTAGGTTTTCGCGTCATCACTGAGCATGAGATATTCAATAAGCCAAAGAAGCGAACAAAAGCGCAAAGGAAAAAGAAATGACACAGAAATTAAGCGATACATTTAATTTACCGCCTATAGACGATATATCATTTAACTTTGATGATGATGAAAATGAAATAGAACCATCATCGGAAGAAGTGATAAAGCAACTCACAGAACAAATATCAACACAAACAGAAACTATGGATATGTCTATGAAAGTAGACGCAGCACTACCTATGGTGTTGGGATTAGACGCGATAGATGCAGAGATGGATGAATATGCAAAAAGAGCAATTACTGCGTTTGATGATATAGTAGATTTGGCAAAGAATGTAGACGATAGAAATGCCGCTGCATTGCTTGATAGTGCTAGTAAAATGCTATCAGCCGCGATAACCGCAAAGCAAACAAAGATGGATAAAAAAATAAAAATGATTGAGTTGCAGATGCGCAAAGAACGACTTGATATGGATAATCGAAAAGTAAACCATGTTATCAATAAAGGTTTACCAGATGACGACCCAGAATCAATTGATGGTAGATTAATAGGAAATCGTTCAGAGATGCTAGCAGAAATAATGAAAAACATGAAAGCGGAAGAAGACAAATGATAGAAGATAGATTTATTGAATTAACTGATGTCACATTCGACAGAAATAGATTAGAGCAATTGTATGAATCAGTAAAGCATGCAGCACAAGATTATTCAAACATACGAAATAACGCCACGAAAGGGTTGTTTAGTTCAATTCGGGTAGAAGATCTAGAAGGTAAAGAATATCTAGATTATCCAGAGATATCAGAAATTGTGAAATTATTCAATCCAGAAGTAAAACAGATAAAAAGTGGAAACATAGCAATAACAGTGTATAGGCCTGGTTTTCAATTCCACCCACATGTTGACTTTTCAAGAAAGTGTGTGATAATGATACCTATATTGCCATCAGATGGTGGCGTAGGGGTTGATTATTATGACTATGCTATACTGGGCGATAATCCGATAATAACAGGTTATTCAGCGGGCGCTGAGGCTCATGATGAAGAATTTTATTTAGGAACACATATGTATTCAACTGTTCATCCTACATTAATGGATGCCACACAGGTACATGGCGTTAGAAATGATTCTGATTGTGATAGAGTATATCTACAACTCAGTTTGTATGATGAATTTGAGAGATGTAAAGAACTGATTAAGTCGGGCGCTTTTTACAATAAAGATAAATAGTTATAATATTAGGAGAATTAAACCAATGAAGTCCTTTACAGAATATTTGACAGAATCAAAAAAAACATACACATTCCGCATTAAGTTAGCAAAGGAATTATCTGGCGATGATTTAACTCGCATTGAGAATCACTTAGCTAAGTACGATGTGCAGAAAGTAAGTGCACCAACTAAGTTGATGCTACAAAGCACACCTTATGATTTCCCACAACTACGTGGATACGAGATATATGTTGTTGAATTTGAGACAAATTTACCAGCAAGTGCATATCAGATACAAACAGAAATACAAGCCCTTATCGGAATTAGCGACGGATACATGAAAGTTCGTTCAGACCAAGAGCCGTTAGAGCAACGAGAGCAATCATTAATGGATTCAGAATCTGATGATGAAGGAGTTTCAAGTTTGTTGGCTGATAGTACCTATTCAGAAGCAGAAGATATAAATCCAGAAGATTTTTTTGGTGACAAGTATAATACTTCTTTTGTTCAAGATTTATTGAAATTAAAAAAAGATCAGGAGAAGAAAGATGCATGAAATGAGAACATTAATGGAATCATTAACTACTAATACTGAGGTATTGGTAGAAACAACCGTATTAGTAGATGGCAATGTTACATTGGACAATTTCGAAAGAACAGATGACAGTGAAGTATTCACTGCAACTGCAAATGGCTTTGGTTCAACCGAAGGATCAGAAGATTATAATGCTGATATCAAAGACATGAATGTTACCATTCAAATAGACGCATTTGGTGATATAAGCGAAGGCGAATTCAAAGTTGTTAGTATTACTAGTGATGGTGTTAAATTCGCTCCAATGGACGGATTTACGATGGGCGAAGCAATGGGCGTAGACGCAGACGATTTAGTAAGTGCATCACAAACTGAATCAGTTGAAGAAGCAATGGGTCCGATGGCAAACATTAATGATGCTGGTGAAATAGAAATGACCAAAGCAGATTATGCTAAGATACATCGTGATTATAAGACAAAAATAGATGACACTTATATGGCATTGCGTCTTGATCATAAAACTGGTGGCACAGTATTGACACCAGTGAAATTCATTGAGTCAATGTACGAAGCAGACGTAAAGAAAGTATGCAGAGATTGTGGCGATGAAATGCACAAGCCTACCACAGATTGCAGTCATGATTGTAATGATATGACAGGTGAAAACTGGGTAACAGAAGAAGCAAAACCAGACTTTGCAGATATAGACAAAGATGGCGATAAAGAAGAAGACATGAAAAAGGCGGCAAACGATATGGAAGATAAAAATTTAGAAGAGTCTCCAACAATGGATACTACTCAATTAGTAAGTATGTTACATAGCGCAGGTCTATCGGAAGAAGCGATAGAAAAGAAGATTACCGAATGGGCAAATTCACCAGCAAATGCGGGCGAAACTGAACCTACATCACATGGCGATCCATATGAGTTTGCACAGCCTGTAAACTTGTCATTGAAGCGTTATATGGATGCAGAAGACATGAAGGTTAGCGTAACTGAGCATACTGTAGACAACATGAAATCATTATACGAAGCATCTAAGAACAAGCCAGACTTTCTGGACATTGACAAAGATGGCGATACTGATGAAGATATGAAAGATGCAGCAGAAGATGTAAAAGAAGCAGTTGCTTGTAATGAATGTGAATGTGATCCATGTGAATGTGATACATTAGAAGAATCACAGAGTCCAGCACAAAAAGCCGCTTTTGCGAAGATGTTAGCATCTAAGAAGAAAGAGCCTACAATGGACGATGAGCCTGAGTACGATGGAGATAAGAAAGAGCCATCAGTGGAAGAATCATTGGAAGAATCCAAAGAATTGGCAATCTTGCTTAAAAACGCAGGACTATAAAGAACTTAGACCTTAGGACCGTTATAATTACAGGCTTGCCCGTTTTTATTATCTAAGGAGAGAGGATGCCGTTATCCATTATATGTAATTCGCTACTATATATATAAAAAACGGCAATTATTTAAGGAAGAAATTATGAACGATATGAGAAAATTAATAGAAGCAGTATTACAAGAATCACCTACACAAGTGGGCGATGTTATTACATATAAGAATAAATCTTATAAAGTAGTTGGTATCAATCCTAATGACTTCAATGATGTTATGATTCGTTCACAATCCGGCGATGAAAGATGGGTTAATGTTAATAAATTAAGTACTAATGAATCAGATGTTATAGAATCATTAGACGATGATGTAGATGTTAGTGCTGACGAACTAGTAAACGAAGTAATTGACATTGATACATTTCTAGAAAATTTAGAAATATCAGTGCGCAATATAATTTCAAAATAGAGAAAATAGTTAACCTATATGGCAGCAGATACTAAATTAGTAAAAACCCCACATCAACAAGAAAATTACACACACGAACAATTAGTAGAATTGGCAAAATGTTCTAATGATCCCAAATATTTCATGAAGACTCATTGTTGGATACAGCATCCTACCAAGGGTAGAATGAAGTTTGAGTTGTTTGACTTCCAAGAAGAATTGGTTGATGTATATCACAATTATAGAAACTCAGTAGCATTGATCTCCCGCCAAATGGGAAAATCAACGTGTGCTGCTGGCTATCTATTATGGTATGCAATGTTTGTACCAGATCAGACAATCTTAATTGCAGCACACAAATATAGTGGTGCACAAGAGATAATGCAGCGTATTCGCTTTGCATATGAAACATTGCCTGATTATCTGAGAGCGGGCGCTACATCATACAACAAAGGTTCATTGGAATTTGATAATGGCAGTCGTATTATTGCACAAGCAACTACTGATAACACTGGTCGTGGTATGTCTATATCACTAGCATACTTAGACGAGTTTGCGTTCGTGCGCCCAAATATCGCAAGAGATTTCTGGACAGCATTGTCACCTACATTAGCAACGGGTGGTAAATGTATTATAACATCTACCCCCAACCAAGATGATGACCAATTTGCACAGATTTGGAGAGATTCACAAAAGAAGACAGATGAGTACGGTAACGAAACTGATCTAGGTATTAATAGTTTTGCCTCTTATGATGCGATATGGGATAGACATCCTGATAGAGATGAAGAGTGGGCAAGAATAGAGCAAGGTAAGATTGGCGAAGAGAAATTCAGACGTGAGCATAAAAATGAATTCATCGCATTTGATGAGACATTGGTAAGCAGTTTGAAATTAGCCATGATGGAACCAAAAGAAGCATGGGCAATGCAAGGACAAGTACGCTGGTATAAGCCCTTGAAATCGGGTAATTTATATCTTATTGCATTAGATCCTAGTTTAGGAACTGGTGGAGATAACGCAGCGATACAAGTGTACGAATTGCCGGGTATGAAGCAAGTTGCTGAATGGCAACATAACAAAACAACTATACAGCAACAAGTAAGAATTTTACAGAAGATAGCGATTTACATAGATGAAGAGACAAAGCAGCAATCGGAAATATATTATAGCCTAGAAAACAATTCAATGGGCGAAGCGGGATTGGTATGTGTAGAAGAGATAGGCGAAGAATTCTTCCCAGGAACATTCTTGAGTGAGCGTAAGAAGCATGGAAATACAAAAGCGTATCGTAAGGGATTCACTACGACACATAAATCAAAGATAGCAGCATGTGCTAAATTGAAATATTGGGTAGAGACTGATAAGTTGGAAATAGCAAGTAATAATCTACTACGTGAATTGAAAGTATTTATTTCTCGTGGTAATAGTTACGGCGCAAAAGAAGGCGAGAACGATGATTTGGTTATGGCACTAGTATTGATCATACGAATGGCACAAGAAGTAACCAACTACGAAGATACTGCATATGAATACCTGATGGAAGAAGGTTTGGATAATGACTACGATGATCCAATGCCAATGTCATTTTTATAACACAAAAAGATAAATACATATATAATTAAAAAGGAATAACCCGATGAATGACATTTCAACAGAAATCTTTAACATATTAAAAGGCGCAGGCTACAAGATGCGTTTGTATACAATTGATGGTGTAGAGACACTTAATGTAGAAGAAGCAACACGACTATATGCAGTAGATCAAAACTTGATTGTTACGATAAAACAAGAAGATAATAAATTTGAAGTTATTGTAAAGATTGGGGAAAGTTACGACATACAGAGAAATAAAGATATTTTAGATGCAATCAAATCAATTGCACATGGAAAATTAGGCGAGTTCACAATGAGAAAGTTTGACAAAAAAATACAACCAAAGACAGATGCACAAGTAACAGAAGGTTTTACGAAGGCAGGCGGTTCAACAAAAACAAGTTATATCAGATTGCCAGAAGCAACTCTTATCATCAAGCACAACAAGCGTGTTAATGAAGAAATTCGTGGTTCTCGCAGTAGAAATATTCATAGTTTGTTTATTGAAAATGCATCAGGTGAAAAGTTTGCATTCCCACATAAGTACATGGCAGGTGCGAGAGCAATGACTATGCATGTTAATGAGCAGGGAAATCCTTACGATGTTAAGGGACAAGCGATTTTGGCAATGTGTGAAGAGATTTCAGATTTGAACAAATTCACGAAATACACAAAGCAGAACAAATTAGTTAACGAAGATAATCAAGAAATCGTAGAAACTATTAAATCAAAGATTGCTCAACTAAAAGAGTCAGTTAAGCGTATGGCTACCAAGCGTGGTTATGATAATTTTAAAGTTGAAGTAACTGAAGATTTAATTGAAGAAACCCTTGACATCTCTGAAAAATTCAAGTATAATGCATTATCAACTGAGAGCATGCAACAAGCACTTGCTACAGTAAATCGTGTAGTATCTGAAACTAAATTGAAAGAGGCGAAAACCGTGAGCGCAATTGAAAACTTAGAAAAATTGATCAACATCGTTAAATCTGGTGTTAAAATTCCTATTGATGCAACTGATCCAGAGCATCCTGAAAATGCAATTACTGATTTCTCAGGCGATGGTGGCGAGATTGCAGCACTAGGACATAAAGCATCATACATTGGTATGAAGGCGATTAAAGTAAAGCAATTTGAATTGTCTAACTTACTTGATATGCTTAGCGTAGATGTTCATAAAATGAACAAGACATTCCGCACTGCACTTGATCATTTACTTGATAAGGTAACAGAAGAAATAGTTCCAGAAGTGGCACAAGCAGCGCCATCAATGGATAGCGAAGCAGTTTCTAATTTGCGTAAGATGGTAGGTTAACTATGTTTACTAAATGGATGAAAGATCGCTTAACAGAACGCACATCGTTAGATGGAGCAGTATTAATCGGCACTGGACTAGCAATTTTATTGCTAGGTCCATTGGCAAAAGTAGCAGCATGGATTGCCCTTGTATATGGTATCTGGTCTGTTATTAAAGAAGAATAAATTTAAATGAAGCAGCGCCAGTTGAGAGCCTGCATTATCAATGTAATATCTTCAATTAAAGACTAAAAAATTAAATCAAATTAAAACGAAAAAGTGCTTGACAGTAGGCATGAAAAGAAGTATACTGTATAGGCTAAGTAATAAAACTAAGGCAAACTTGTATTAGGTAGATACTCTACTTAATATCTAAAAAACACTAAGGCAAAAGGAAAACATCATGGCTTCATTAGCAGAAATCCGAGCAAAATTACTCGAACAAGACTCTCGTTCATCTGGAACGAAATCAACAACCAAATCAGACAATACTGTCTTCCCTCACTGGAGTATTCCAGACAACACATCAGCAACACTACGATTTTTACCTGACGGTGATACGAACAACCCATTCTTTTGGTTGAAGCGTGAAATGATTCGTTTAGAATTCCCAGGCGTAAAAGGTGGTGATGAATCACGTCCTGTAACAATTCAAGTACCATGTATTGAAATGTATGACGACGAAAAGACAACATGTCCTATTCACGCGGAATTGCGTCAATGGTTCAAAGATCCTTCATTGGAAGATGTTGCACGTAAATATTGGAAGAAAAAATCTTACTTGTTTCAAGGCTTCGTCACTGAAAGTGAACTAGTTGAAGAAGCACCTGCAAACCCAATTCGTCGTTTCATGATTTCACCTCAAATCTTTAAGGTAATCAGCGCAGCGTTGATGGATGTAGATTTCACTTCATTACCTACTGATTATGATCAAGGTACAGATTTCAAAGTAGTGAAAGGTCAGAATGGTAAGTGGGCAGATTATAGTACTTCTAACTGGGCTCGTCGCGAGCGTAGTTTAAATCAAGAAGAACTAGATGCAGTCGACACAAATGGATTATTTAATCTATCAGACTTCCTTCCTAAAAAGCCAGATCAGGCGCACTTAGATGCGATGGTTGAGATGTTTGAAGCATCTGTAGATGGTCAGTTATACGACACCGAGAAGTGGGGTAATTATTACCGTCCTTGGGGTGTAGATGCACCGACATCTAAGCCTGCTGCATCTGTTGTTCAATCAGCACCTGTTGCTGAGAAGGAGATCACGTCAGACGATATCCCTTTTAAAGCAGATCCTGCTCCTGTAGCCGCAGCGCCTGTCGCAGCAGCACCAGCGGGATCAGAGGCAAAGCCTACTGCGCAAGATATTCTTGCAGCAATTCGCAATCGTAAAGCAGAAGCATAAGTAACCAATAGGGAGCAAGTTCTTTGCTCCCATTTTCAAGGAGAATAAAATGGCAAGACCATTTGATGTGTCTAAGTTCCGTCGTAGTATTACCAAGGCGGTTCCTGGTCTAAGCACTGGATTTCACGATCCTGATACTTGGATTTCAACAGGTAATTTTACATTAAACAAACTTATTAGCGGAGACTTTGAAAAAGGCATTCCGCTAGGTAAAGTAACAGTATTAGCGGGCGAATCTGGAGCAGGAAAATCATACATTGCTTCGGGAAATATTATTCGTCATGCACAAGAGCAAGATATTTATGTTGTTCTAATTGACTCGGAAAATGCACTAGACGAAGCATGGTTACATGCGTTAGGTGTAGATACGAGTGAAGATAAATTGATGAAGTTAAACGTAGCAATGATCGACGATGTTGCAAAAATCATGTCTGACTTGATGAAAGATTACAAGACTGAGCATGGTGATAAAGAGCCAGCAGATCGTCCTAAAATCTTATTTGTAGTAGACAGTCTAGGTATGTTATTAACACCTACAGATGTCAAGCAGTTTGAAGCAGGTGACATGAAGGGCGACTTGGGTCGTAAGCCTAAAGCACTAACATCACTTGTGCGTAACACTGTAAATATGTTGGGTGAATACAACGTAGGTTTACTTGCGACGAATCATACTTATGCATCACAAGATATGTTCGATCCAGATGATAAAATCTCTGGTGGTCAAGGATTTATCTATGCAAGTTCAATTGTAATCGCAATGCGTAAATTGAAGTTGAAAGTTGACGAAGATGGCAATAAAACGACTACTGTAAATGGTATTCGTGCAGCGTGTAAGATTATGAAGACACGTTATGCTAAACCATTTGAAAGCGTACAAGTAGAAATTCCGTATGATACTGGTATGAGTCCTTACAGTGGATTGACTGAATTTTTTGAAGCGAAAGGTGCATTGAAAAAGTCTGGTAACAGTCTTGAGTACATTAGCCCAGTAACTGGTGAAATCATCAAGAAATTCCGTAAAGCATGGTCAAAGAATACAGACGATTGTCTAGATATTATGATGCGCGAATGGGATCAACAGCCTGAAGAGGTGATGGATTCTAGTGGTGATGAGGCAGTTATCGGGGAGATGATCAATGAGTCTGAGTGATAATGATTTAGAATTTATCATTGCTATGTACGATGCTGCTAGGTCTAGTGTTGTAGAAAAGGAACGTAGTAATTTTGCAGAACATTTTTTACAAGTATTAGATCAGTATGGTTTTGACATTGCTGGAAATGCAGAACAGATCAGTGAGCATGATAAATATCTTGAAACGAGTGTCGATGAATACATTGAACATGAAGAAGTAGATGACACTGACGAAGAAGAAGAGTGGGATTAAATGAGTAAATGGTATCGTAAGGTCACTGGAAACATGGCAGAAATAGTTAACGCTATTTCACACTATGAAATACAAGTTTCAGAGGCTAAGTTTGAATGTGGTATGAAAGGTAGTTTGGAAAAGCACAGTCGTGATATTCCGGGCATCGTTGAACATCGTTTCAATCAACTACAAGAAACAGAAGCGATACTTGAATATTTAAATACCGAAATGCGCAAATTGCGTAGTCAGAAGTTCAGACACTTCACTGAGCATTACCAACGCGCACTAACATCAGCAGATGCGAAAGCATTTGTAGATGGTGAGCCTGATGTAGTTGATTTGCAGCATCTTATTGTTGAATTTTCAATGGTGAGAAATAAGTTCATGGGTGTTATCAAAGCACTTGAAGTTAAGCAATGGCAACTTACCAACGTAATTAAGTTACGATGTGCAGGTTTAGAAGACGCAACACTATAATAACAATAAAAAATAAAAACCCACATTTGTGGGTTTTTTTATGGATGATCGCTTGACAAAAGTAATGATCCTTGCTATAATAGTTAAGTAAGTTAATAAAGAAGAGCGAGAAAGATTATGACACAACTTGATTCAATATTGCAGATGTTTGAAACATCACCTAATGAGAGCAGTTTTGCAAAGGGCATCCCAATGATGTATGTAGATGATGTACAGCGTCAATATCCTGGGAAGTTTCGTTATAAGTACCGTGGTCCTTCAAATGCAGAATATACTCGACCACAGTCGTACATCGTTAAGCAGTATGCAACATCATTTGCATTATATTTTAAATAACCCTTGACACACCAATGTATATTACTGTATAATAAAACTTCATTAATTAATTAGATAGGAATCTAAGCCATGACTACTCAAACTATTCAACTAACTACTACTACTAAACGCAAAGCGGGTCGCCCACGTAAGAGTACAGCAGCATCTATCATCGAAATAGATACTACTGAAACTGTGACTACTGAAACTGATGAACAGATTGTTGAGCGTTTGCGCGAACGGTTTGGTATCTTAGATGAAATGACACAGATGTCAGTTGATGGCGATATTCGTGGTATGGTAGTGACAGGTCCTCCAGGAGTGGGCAAGTCATTCGGTGTTGAGAATATTATTGAAAAGAATTCATTGTTTGATAAGTTGCGCGGTGCGGTATCACGATTTGGTATTGAGAAGGGCGCAGCTTCTGCAATTGGTCTATATAAGTTATTATATCGTTATGCAGACTCTAACAATGTACTTGTATTAGATGATTGTGATTCGGTGCTGTATGATGAATTATCATTAAACCTATTAAAAGCAGCGTTAGATAGTTCAAAGAAGCGTAGGATTTCTTGGAACACTGAAAGTTCAGCATTACGTCGTGAAGGAATTCCAGAGTCATTTGAATTTAAAGGATCTGTAATTTTCATCACTAACTTAAAATTTGATAAAGTTCGCGGGAAGATCAAAGATCACTTAGATGCAATTATGTCTCGTTGTCACTACCTTGATTTGACTATGAATAGCACTCGTGAGCGTCTACTACGCTGTCGTCAGGTCGTCAAGGATGGCATGCTAGAAGAGTATGGATTCACAACAGCAGAGCAAAACGAAATCGTTGATTTTGTAGATGCCAATCAATTACGTATGCGCGAGATTAGTTTGCGTATGGTTGGTAAAATTGCAGACTTGCGTAAAACAAAGAGTGATAAATGGCAGCGTATGGCAGAAATCACTTGTATGAAATCAGAGGTATAATATATTATTGACTGTTGTATATAACGCAGTTATGTTATACGATTTAATCGATTGACATAACTGTAGTTTAATGCTATAATAAGTAAATCACATTGGAGAACAACAATTAAAACTGCAACAATCATATTGAAAGACGAAGTCAATGCAAAGATAGAGGGTCTTGAACTTACTACTAGGAAAAAACTAGAAGCAAAGTTTAAGTTTTTCTTACCATATGCACGACACGTTCCTTCCTATAAATTAGGAAGATGGGATGGATGTGAGCGATATTTCACTATCGGTGGTATTACATTTGTCAGTCTATTAGAAACAGCGATTCCTATTATCATTGAAGATGGTTATCAGATTGAACTTGATGATCTTCGAACTCATAACAAACTTGAGTTTGATTTGGTAGATGAATCTACATTTCAACATAAAGCATGGCCCGCAAAGCATCGATTTGAAGGTAAGCCCGTAACATTGCGCGATTATCAAATCGATATCGTAAACAAGTTTATAGAAACACCCCAATGTATACAAGAGATTGCAACAGGCGCTGGTAAGACATTGATCACAGCAGCATTGAGTTACAAAGCAGAAAAGTACGGTCGCTCTATTGTTATTGTACCAAACAAAGATTTGGTGAATCAGACATATGCAGATTATGTTAACTTAGGATTAGATGTTGGCGTATATTTTGGTGATAAGAAAGATTTCGGTCGTACTCATACTATTTGTACATGGCAGAGTCTTAACGTTATTCGTAAACGATTCAAGAATGGCGAACAAGATTGGGGACTACAAGATTTTGCAGAAGATGTAGTTTGTATCATAGTTGACGAAGTTCACCAAGCGAAAGCAGATGTTCTAAAAGATATGCTCACTAAAGAATTTGCAAATGTGCCTCTACGATGGGGACTAACTGGTACAATACCAAAAGCAGAACATGAACAGATGACATTGCAGGTTAGTTTGGGCAATGTGGTAAATCGTCTAGCAGCATCCGAATTGCAAGACATGGGCGTACTGAGTAATTGTCATGTAAATATTGTACAAATGAAAGAAATTACAGACTATACTAATTATCAAAGTGAATTGACGTTCTTAACAACGAATTCACATAGAATCGGTTACATGGGTGATTTGATAAAGAAGATTTCGCAATCGGGTAATACTCTAGTATTGGTTGATCGTATCAAAGCAGGTGAAATGTTAGTAGAGCATATTGGTGGTGACACTACTTTCGTAAAAGGTGCAATGAAATCATCTGATCGTAAAGACGCATATGATGAAATTAATGAAGCGACTAATAGTATTACTATTGCGACATATGGTGTTGCAGCAGTAGGACTTAACATACCGCGTATATTTAACATGGTGTTAATTGAGCCTGGGAAGAGTTTCGTACGAGTAATACAATCAATTGGTCGTGGTGTGCGTAAGGCAGATGACAAGGATCATGTTGAGATATATGATTTCACTAGTACAGCAAAATTCAGTAAGCGACATTTAACTGAACGTAAAAAGTTCTATCGTGAGGCAAACTATCCATTCTCAATAGAGAAAGTAGATTACAAGTAAAACAGAGTAAAACAGAGAACAAAATATGAAAATTTTAACAGTAGAGAACAAAACATATGAATTGGATGATGTACCAGAATTGGTAGATGATCTACGATATGGCGTATTAGATTACAGCGACCCAAAGAACGTGGATTACTTTTTTATTCCATTGATCTTTTTGGAAAGTTTTTATAGTCCAGCGGCAGTGCTACAAGTGGGTGAATATACAATCAATGTTCCATTAGATTGGAGTATTGTTATTTGTGATCCGGAAGTGGGCAATCCAGAAGTGATTAGTTTAATGGGATTAAACGACAGAGGTTTCACTACGCTCGCAATGAATCCAATGACTGGTTACAGTCCAAAGTATCTTGATGTTAACATTGTCAATGTATTCACAGATGTAAAATGGCACGCACCGAAACTAAAATTTGGTCATATCCTGTCAGTGCCGTTGACTGATGGAGACAATCCAGAGTGTATCTATCTGATTAAAGAAGTAAACAAGATCCCAGAAGTGTTGGACATTAGTGAATTGATCTAGGAGTAGGTATGAACAAAGAATTTTTAAAACATCGTACATGGAAGATGCAGACTAAATTATGTTATGGTTTTGATTCAGTTGCTTTTATTTCTACAACTAAATCATCTGATCGTAGCACTGCGGCATCAGTGTATGGTAGATGTCAAGCATTGAAATCTGTACTTAATAAAACTATGAAAAACGTCAAAGTAGTTAACCAGCACAGTTATCATGAAGGTAGTAGTTTGCGTGTATATTTCAATGTATCTGATAAAGAATCATGTGATGCATTATTAAACATCACTTCTAAGAATACGCATAACTTTGAATTGCTTGAAGTAAAGACTCCTAAAAATCAAGCTCATTTAGATATGATTAAAAATAAAGAAATTACACAGGTAATTAGAAAAAAAATTTACTATAACAAGTATGTATATAGTGTGAAGATTATTTTGGATGATGCAGTTTCACGTATTACCGAAAGAATGGATCTGGTTTGGGATATGCAATCATGGATTGATAATGCAATACCAGATAATTCATCAAGTGTGTGGTGGGATGAAATTCAATTATTCACTAATGATGTAACTGCGTTGATGATGTTTAGGTTGACATTTGATGTTAAGTCGTGTACTATTAAAGAAGCAATTCTTCTTGAAAACGAAGACAGCGATCCAGAACATGAAATGGGAATTTTGATTTGAGTAAGTTAAATATTAAAAGTGAAATGCGTGCAATAGACACACGTGATCGTAATTGGTACGATAGTCTAACTGATGAAGAGACTGTAAAATACAATAAGAATATGTGGACACAGCAACGTTTCATAAGTTCATGCGAGGGACAATTCGCAGAGCATTATTTAGAATGGACAAATGAATTAGTCAATGTTCACTTTAATACTCTGCGACATCATCCTAAGTTGCAGTTTCAGTTATTGCAAGCACTGTCATTAGGGTCTAGTCAATATCACGAGTGGATTTCTCCGGGCAAGAAAGGAACGGATACAAAGATATTTAAATTTATTAAAGAACACTATCTTAACTTAAACGACGATGAAGTAGAATTGTTTATCGGAATGCATGATAAGACTGATCTAAGAGAACTGTTAGGTGATTTTGGATTAAGTAAAAAAGAAGCAACGGCTCTTCTAAAATAAAGACTATGCAAGTCATTTGATATAGTGTATAATAGTACACCGACAGAAGAAAATAAAAGTATATAGATTATGCAACAAATATTGTACAAGTGCGAATACTGTAATAAAGACTTTAAGCGTGAGAATACGCTTATTGTGCATTTATGTGTGCAAAAGAAGCGACATATGCAAGAGACTGATAAAGATGTTCAATTGGGATATCGTGCATATCAGTTATTTTACCGTATTGGAACAAATTCAAAGAAAGATAAATCTTACACTGAATTTGCAAAAAGTTCATATTATGCTGCGTTCATAAAGTTTGGTAAATATTGTATTGAAGTTAAGATAGACGATGTTACTGGATTCACCACATGGTTATTAAAAAATCAAGTAAAATTAGATCATTGGACACATGATGCAAGATTTAGTGGTTGGGTAAAAGAGCGATTGAAAGTAGAAAGTGTTGATCGTGCAGTTGAGCGCACGATATTATCAATGCAAGACTGGGCAGAAGATAGAGAAAATGATTGGAATACATATTTCAAAACGGTAGCACCTAGTCTAGCGGTATTTCATATATGTTCTGGTAGAATTAGTCCATGGGTTATATATGCTAGTAATGATGCACAGAGTTTGTTGGATATGTTGAATAACAAGCAGATTGAAATGATCGTAGATTATATTGATCCGCAATATTGGCAGATACGATTAAAGCGTAAGAACGAAGTTAAAGATTTACAATGGGTGGAAACTATTTTGAAACAAGCGAGTATAGGATAATGAAAATCAATTTATGTGGGGTGGATATCCCTTTACCAGATGGAAAATATGCAATCAATGTCAGTGGTGGAGCAGATAGTGCATTATTGCTTTATATATTAATGACGTATACGCAACATGATGTTATTGTAACAACTATGGCGGATGATGAACTCGCTTTGATCAATTCAATTTCAGCATCGCGAGTTGTTAATAAAGTAATAAAATTAACTGGTAACTTTAATGTAGAGCATAGTATAACATATGTACAGCAATATAGACATCTCGATCAATCACTTATTGACGATGAAACTATTAAAGTATATTATACTGGTGTCACTAGCAATCCGCCAGATGATATATCTATTGGATTTGGTGATGAAGATGTTGGTTCAGGCGAGACTCTTGGACTAGGTCTGCCTGATAGATCTCCTAATGTAGTGCGAGATATATGGGCGGCTGAAGGCGCTATATGTTTACCATTCTTCAATGTTGATAAGACGAAAATTGCTGAAATATATGATTATTTAGGAATAACTGAAACACTATTTCCAATGACAGTTAGTTGCACAGTTAATACAGATGATACACACTGTGGTGAGTGTTGGTGGTGTGAAGAGCGTAAATGGGCATTTGGTAGATTGGTATGATAGTTAATACAGATATTGATATAGATATTGCAAACAGAGATAAATTGCTTGCTTTAATCAAAAACACACCTGCAATGATCAAGCGAGACACCACTGAAAAAAAGCACAACACAGGTGTATATTTTCACGAGATGCCGACTAATCCATATAATGGCATGGCAACCATAGATCATAAAGAAGCCGAGAAGATGGGTTACTTTAAAATGGATTTGTTGAATGTGTCAGTTTATAATGATATTAATAATAAAGCAGAACTGGATGAATTACTTGAGATGGAACCTATGTGGGATCTATTGGAACATAGAGAGATTGTAGAGCAGTGTTTCCATATCCATTCGCATTATGGAATTGTTCAGCAGATGAAGCCCAAAAGTGTTGAACAATTGGCAGCAGTGTTAGCAATGATACGACCAGCAAAGAGTTATCTAATAGGAAAAGATTGGGATACTGTGATGAATGATATTTGGGTAAAGCCAGAAGACGGTGGTTATTTCTTTAAAAAGTCGCATTCGTATAGTTACGCGATGGTAATTGTAATGCAATTGAATAAGATTGTTAAAGAGTCTTTTTCATAAGATTAATACTTCGACGTTTTATTCGTTTTGTAATAGAATTGCTGAGTCTAACTTCTGGTCCAGCAATTATGGTCATCTGTTTTACATTAAAACTTTGTACACAATGTTGAAAATGCCACCTATTTATCAATGCAATATTGATTGGTAACTGTCTATTAGTTTCCCACCACCATTCCTCTCCTAACATGAGAAATAAATGTTTTTCATCTACATTGTCCAGTCGTTCAAACATGTACATACTTGCGATTTGAGTGTCTATGTTTTGCATGACACCGACGTATTCGTTTCCAGCGTAAGATAGCACTGTTAGGAATGGATATTGGTCGAGTAATTCTTCATATTGTTTTTGCATTACTATTATTTATACTAAAATATTTTGATCATTTCTGCATAAATATAAGTATAATCAGGGACTTATAAAAATGAGCAATTACAGCACAAGTTACAATATAAACCAAACTGGCGATCTATACATCTTACAGGATCACGGCACATCAACAGGCGCATCACAGTACAATAGTACACGTGGCACAACGGTCAATGCACCCGTTAATTTCAATCGTCTTAAATTATTTAAGGGACTTGATAACGAGTTGCATTTCTTTATAAAGAATCAAGATCGTAAGCCTATTAAATTATTTAATATGGAAATTAATGCATCATTGGTGTACAGAGAGACTAACAGTACTATATTAAGTACAAAATGTTCTATCACCGATTACGAATTAGGAAGCGTGAAATTAGTAGTTCGTGCATCCCATTTGTCGAATATAGACATGGGGCTATGTGATTTAGTATTAACATATACTAATGATCTGGGTCTTGTATTGCCTATGTTCGTAGATCAGAATATGCGTCCAAATTTCACAGTAGAGATATCAGATGAAGCACATGCAATACCGTTGACTTCGCAGTCTGTGACAGCATTCGCATCAGATGGTGCATTTGATTATAGTTCAATTATTGCGGGACCGTCGTATTACAACAAGCCAAATGGATTGATTACATTTGGTGTATATTGTACTGACTACACGGGTGATTTTTATATGCAGGGAACAACTGCACAATCGCCAGGACCGGGAGATTGGTTTGATTTAGATTTGACACCATTCTACGATTACCATGAGTTTAATAATTTTACTGGTATTGAGCCATTTTCGATCGTATCTAATTTATCATATCTACGAGCAAAAATTGATAATACATTATCTGGAACTGTAGATAGAATCGTAATAAGAGTATAAAAATCTATTGACAAGATCGTATTAATCGTGTAGAATGTATACATGAGATTAATAATAGATTTTACAAGAACGTTAGTGCCTTCCAATTGGAAGTCTTCGCCGGGCGGTTGGGTTTCTGGTAATTGTCCTGTGTGTGTTCTTAACGGACATTCGCATGACACCAAAGGTCGCGGTGGTTTTCTTATCACTGATGAAAAATTCCAATACAATTGTTTCAATTGTAATTACGCTACTGGCTGGTCTGTCGACAAGCGCATAGATGATCGATTAAGGAAGTTATATAAAGCATTCGGTGCCGATGATAGTGACATTCAACGATTGCAACTACAGTTGCTTGAAGATCGTGATATTGATGCTATTCTTATCAAGCAACGAGATAAAGATGCTCCTATAAATATCACATGGAAAGCGCAAGAATTACCAGAAGGTGCAAAGCCTATATCTGAGTATACTGAAGTAACCCCCGAACTTGAAAGAGTATTAGAATACATGGTATCAAGAGGATTAGATCCTACTGATCCGCGTTTCTATTATTCACCATCTATGTCACCAGCCCGAATGAAGAATAGATTTATTCATGTATTCACTTATCAAGGTGTGATAGTAGGATATACTGCTAGATGGGTAGGTACTCCTTCAAAAGAAATTCCAAAATACTTTACTAAGCAACCTAAAGTCGACTTCGTATATGGATTAGATAGACAAACTAATAAAAAGATTGTTATCGTGACAGAGGGACAACTGGATGCATACTTTACAGATGGAATAGCAGTTGGTTCGAATAACATAAACATGCAACAAGGTAACATAATCGATAATTTGAATAAGAAAATTATATTGTTGCCTGATGCAGATGCTGCAAGTAAATCATTGGTATCTACCGCAATTGAACGAGGCTGGTATGTGGCATTCCCAGAATGGGATGACTGTAAAGATGCAGCAGACGCAGCATTGAAGTATGGTGAATTATTCACTATACAAACTATATTAGATAGTGCGATACACGGCAATTTAAAAATACAAGTAATGATGAAAAATTACTGCAAATAAACGGAATATAATATGTTAGATGTAATCAAATATAAACAAACAGCAGTCGATGAATCACTAAGATGTGAGTTACGGGGCTTCACGATTTTTGTGTCAGACGTACTAGAAGCAGCACAGCAACAGCAGCCTATAAAGAGTTTATGTGAAATAGGAGTATCGCAGGGATCTAAGCATCGTATGTGGTGTGAAGTTACAACAGATGATTGCGACATTGTGGGAGTTGACGTATATGATCCAGACAGGGCTGAGCATTATGCACTACGACACGAAATAATTCATATTGATAATTTAATACGTGCTAGAGAAGTACTCGAAGATTATCCAAAATTGTCGTATGTTTTAGGCGAAGACGGATATCTTGTAGAAACAGTAGATAGAGCATTATCAGCAATATCATCTGACAAATTTGATATTGTACTGGATGACGGTGCAACATGCTGGCCAGATATGCGTAACTCTCTGCCATCGTGGAGTCGTGCAATAACTGCTACAGGATGTTATATTACAGAAACTCCAACAGGTAATGGTGACACACAGAAAGAAGTTGATCTAGAACAGAACAAAATTTGGTTTGAAGAATTAGTCGTTCATGGAATGGTAATATTTGATTTATCTGAATTTAATCAGGATGGAGATGAGCATGATAATTATGGAAATTTTGTGGGCATCTGGGCACCCAATATTGATTTGTATGTAACAGTTGTTAAAAAATACGAAGAGTACATTGTGGCAGGCAAGCAACACATAGATCATCTGTTACAGTAGAATCACTGCAAATAGGTAGTGACAACATAGTATAACTATGTTATAATACATCATGTTAATCAAGTAGGAAACCAAATGAGCGAAACAAAAGAATATACAGTGGAACTACAGCAACTTTTTATTGAGTTCCTGGCACAAGATAAAGATCTATTCCTACGAGTGAATAATATTTTAGAAGCAAGTTACTTCGATAGAACACTCAGGAAGACAGTGCAGTTTCTTCAAGATCATGTATCATCGTATGGTGCATTGCCCACGACAGATCAGATCAAAGCACTCACTAGCATTAAACTGGCTGGAATTGGCGATACTGTCGATGATAGGCATAAGAGTTGGTTTATTGATGAATTTGAAACATTCTGCAAGCATAAAGCATTGGAAGCAGCAATTCTTCAAAGTGCAGATCTTGTAGAAAAAGGTGAATTTGGCGAAGTAGAGCGCATCATTAAAGAAGCAGTGCAAGTAGGTCTTGCGAAGCATATGGGTATCAACTATTGGGATGATCCTAAAGAGCGTATTGAAGCAGCAAGGCATTCGCGAGCAGGTACAAGCACTGGTTGGAAGTCGGTTGATTATAAATTGTTTGGTGGATTTAACCCAGGCGAGTTGAATATCTTCGCAGCAGCATCAGGTGGTGGTAAAAGTTTATTCTTACAAAACTTGGCACTTAATTGGTCATTGATGGGTAAGAATGTTTTATATGTTTCACTAGAATTAAGTGAGTCATTGTCAGGTTTACGACTTGATGGTATGTTAACTGGTATGAATACAAAAGCGATCTTCAACGATGTAGAAGGTACAGCGTTGAAAGTAGGTATGCAAGGCAAGTCTGCGGGCAAACTACAGATAATTCAAGTACCCAACGGTATCACTACAAATGATTTGACAAGTTACATGAGAGAATTTGAAGTTCAGAATGGTGTACGCATCGATGCTATGTTGGTTGACTACTTAGATCTAATGACTCCCGCAGGACGAAAGATCAATGCGAGTGACTTGTTTATTAAAGATAAGTATGTTTCTGAAGAATTGCGTAACTTCGCAGTAGAGAATAATGTATTGTTTGCAACTGCGTCACAGTTGAATAGATCGGCAGTTGAAGAAGTAGAATTCGATCATAGTCATATCTCTGGTGGTTTAAGTAAGATTCAAACAGCAGATAACGTAATTGGTATCTTTACAAGTCAAGCGATGAGAGAGCGTGGTAGGTATCAAATTCAATTTATGAAGACACGTAGTTCATCTGGTGTAGGACAGAAAGTTGATTTAGCGTTTGATATAGAAGGGTTGCGAATTACCGACTTGCCTGATGATGAGCAAGATACTATAACGAATCAATCTAGTACAATATATGATAAATTAAAGAAGAAAAACACGATAGTTCAAAGTCCCAATGAGGCAGCGCCTGAGCCTACTAGTACAGAAGACCAATCAGCGCGTCTACGTAGTATTTTAAGAAAACAAGATTAAATGCATAAATACACATAAGCATGGAGACATTGACGTGAAGAAACGAACTACATCATTATTAGAAGAAATTAATAATATTGCACCAGCCAGAGATACCGCACAATTAATAGAAAGCCGTGGTATTAATGTATTGAGTAGTATGATCAATCTTCTTGAAATGATAGAACAGAATTATGATGCTGATATCGCGCAAGATTTACAAAAGCGTATGATATTAGATCTTAAAAATAGAGAACCAAGTCGTTTTGTGCGCGGTGTAAAAAAACTACGAGACAAAAAATGAAAATTTCAGAAATTATTAATATTACAGGCAAGAAGAAGCGTGAAGCAAGAGATGCAAGAAATCGCAGATTGAAGTCTGGATCAGATTTATACGATGTTGATGTATCCGAGTTGGGAGAATCAGTACTATCAGAAAGTCGCATACAGCACGTAGAAGACTTGATATTTTTCCAAGGCAGCAATGGTGCTATGAGAGCAGTTGAAGCACTTCGCAGTATGTCAGGAGATGATCATAAAGCAGTAACACTTAAATGGGATGGAAGTCCTGCAATGGTATTTGGTCGCGATCAAGACGGTGAGTTTATATTCACAGACAAGTCAGGATTTTCAGCAGTTAAAACAGATGGTAAGGCAAAGAGTCCAGAACAACTACAAGATATTATGCTTAGTCGTAGTGGTGGTAAGTTCCGTGAAGACCCAAAGCGCATGGCATTTGCAAAACAGTTATCAAATTTGTTTACTATATATGAAAAAGCAGTACCGACTGACTATAGAGGATTCTTTAAAGGCGATCTATTATATCAATCAACGCCTCAAGTTGTCGAAAAGAACTATGTGTTCAAGCCAAACGTAGTTGAGTATGCAGTAGATGTAGAAAGCGATTTAGGTAAGCGCATTGGTGCAAGTACATCTGGTATTGTGATACATAGAGAAGAAGATGCCAATGGTAACGAAGGACCTTTGAGTAACATCGACTTGTTTAACAACCAAAAAGATGTATTGGTAGTACCAAGTGTAACCACAGAACAACCTGTCGAAGTTGATACAGGTGCAATTGACCAACTTGAACAAATAATTAAAAAGAATGCAGCAGGCGTTGATGAACTATTAAATGACAACACGCTAACCACACAGAAAATGAAAGTATTGCCCGAATTACTATACGCATATATGAATAGTAAGGTAGACACGGGTCTAACTAAGTTAGGTGCAGATTTCCCAACTTGGTTAGAGAATAGAAAACAAGTTTCAGATAAAATGAAAGTCAAAGTATTAGAATATATTGGTCAACATAAAGTTGCATTCGTTGCATTATGGAATGTAGTAGCAGCAGTTATGGCTACTAAAGACGATATCATTGGTAAATTTGATAGTCAAGGTGGACAAGTGAAGCAAAGCATTAACGGTCAGCCAGGCGGAGAAGGTTACGTACTCGCTCATCCCAAAGGTGATATGAAGTTAGTTCCAAGAGCAACGTTTAGTGCAGCAAATAGAGGAGTGGTAAGATAATGTCAGATGAATTAGAATTTATGCAAACTCTGGGCGAAGCAAGAATGTTCAGAACAAGAAATCAAATTGCTAGTGCAGGAGCGAGGGGTTTAACTGATCATTTGTTCGTTAGTCTTATGAGTCTATATGCAATGAGCAATGATTACAATTATGCACCTGTTGCAAAGGCATATGCACAACGAACCACTGCGATGGGCAATTTCAATCGTCCAAGTCCAAGCAGTCCAGATTTATATCAAACAATTTTTAGTATTCAGCGTCCAAGTGAAATGTTTAGTGACGAGAAAGACACTATGTTGATGGGCAAAGTAAAGATTGATACTCCGAAGATAAAGCAATTCTTACAAAAGATCAAAACTGGTAATATGAGTCCAGCAGTGGCTCAGCAGTTCTTTTTTAAGTTAGAAAAAGATTTAAAGATTCAAGATCCTAAGTTGCGTGCAGCACGTCGACTAACACAAGATTGGACTAAATTGTCAACACAGCAACAGCAATTGGTTACAACTCAATTAATGAGATATTTCAGAATGAATGCTCGTCGTAGTGACTTGATGCCATTATATTCAAAGTTTGCAAAAGACAAAGGTCTTGAGATTAACGATGCTAAGAAATCAAGCATTGGTAACACATTGGCAAAGGGCGCCGCTGCATTTGCAGTTGGTTACGCCGCTGGTAAAGCGTTAGAACTTTAACATGCGCATTGAGCATGTATTATACACGCTGGTTGATATTACTGATACTGGCGTTAATAATCCTAAAGGTTCCACTATGGAATTCCGTCAAGCCCAAAATTTAAATTCATTGATACAGGTGTTGAGTATGCGTACCCAGCCATTAAACCTAATTGTGACGAAACTTGAAAATGCGTCAATGAGTGAATATAAATTTGGTTCAAAATTCAAAGATACTCATTCTGTATGGAAATTAATATTCACGACAGATTCACAAGATGCATATCGTTCAGGTGATGGTAAATACACACATTTAATAAATGACTGCAATAATGTTCCTATGCACACTGAATTAACTGAAACCATTAAATTCAATCCGAGTAGTATGTCCACACAGAATAAAAAAATCAAAAACATCTATTTTATATAATAAGCGTCTTTGCATAAATACTTAGAAGAGACGCAGAGCGTCCCAAGAATGAAAATCAGCTCTTTTGAAGACGCAGATAGTATGGAATCAATTATGTCAATACGTCAGTCAAGATTAGAGCGTGAAAATCTCGAAGCCCATGTGGATTTATGTGCAGAGAGGTATCGCGTGTTAGAAGAAAAATTTACTAATTTGGAAGCGAAAGTTAACGATTCCAATAAACGAATAGAAGAAAAGTTAGATGATAGTACTGAACGATTAGAAAAGAAAGTCGATCAAATATCAGATAATATGTCTGATATGATTGAGAGAAATCGTTTAGGCAAAGATAGCAATATGAGATTGATTGTAGCAGCAGCAGGAACGGTTATTGTAGGTTTAATATCAGTTGTTGGTATGTTGATGATAAATTTACAGTCAATGACTCCAATAGCAGGGATCGGATAGAAGATGATACTTAATGAAGCATACAATACAGTTATTTCCGAATCAAAGGTAGTCTTTGCTAAGAGAGGAAATAAGGTTGTTAAGAAATTTAGATGTACCGTAGGGAAGCGTAAAGGTAGAGTTGTATCAAGTCCTCAGCAATGTGCCGCACCAATTGATATTAAAAAACGATTCTTAATGAAAAAGACAAAAGCATCTAAGGGTGCTAGGATGACGAAAAAAGCGCAAAAGACAAAGCGCGTCAATCCAACGAGTAAAATCGTAAAACAATTAAACAAATCGAGACGATAATGGAAATCAAGAACAATAGTATTATACATACAGTGCGCGATTATGCACTAGAGCAGTTTGGTGTAGAATTAACTGATGAACAGATCAGTGCAGATCTAAGAGACTTGAATTTCTCTGGTACATTGCAATTAACTACAGCACTAAAGACAAATGACAATGATCTATTTACTAAGTATATCACTCTAGATCTCGATGAAGGGTATACAGTGCTTCCATCAATGGATAAAGAGCGTTATCAAGAGCGCAATGGTTTAGAAGGTCCGTTTATGTTGCGATCTGGTAAAGTAGTATATTATGATGCAACAGAAGGTCTATACTATGATCCAGATACTGATTACTATATGTCGTATGAAGAGTACGCACAGCATGACAAAGATAGCAGAATGCAAGAGATGCAATCTCCTGGCGTTGTAGCAAATTTAAAAAATGAGCGCGACGATGAAGAACAATTAGACGAAATGTTACCGATTATCGGAGCAATTGGCAGAGTCGCGCTAGGTTTGACTGTAAGAAGTTTGGCGGGCAAATCAACTCCTGCAACAACAACTACGTCACCAAAGGCGGGTCATCCCAGCGCACTGTCAAAGACTTCATCAGATAGGTATGACGAATCAAAGAAGTTCGTATCTCAAATGACTCCTGCTGAAAAGAAAGAACATGATGCTCGTCGTAAAGAGTATAATGCTCATCAGAAATCTCAGCGCAACGAAGAGACTATTGAAGAGCGTAAGGTAGCAGGTGCACCCGGCGGAAACGCAGCATACGGCAGTGACACGGTATCTACTGGTCGTACGACATCTACTGATCCTGATGATGTACAGCAAGACGCAAACTCAGATGCATCAGCAAGCAATGCAGGCGCAGTTGGTGATAATGCAAGTGCTATTGAAAAATTAAAGAAACTCGCAGGTCTAAAGTAATGAAACTTGTCGAGTGTCCTGGAGGAATCTCAATCATATTATCAAATACTGAATATAAAGTATATGATAAGATTGTTGAAGAAACATGTAAATCAGATTTTACTGAGCGTGAAGCATTTGTTGCTAAATCATTAGTATCGAAAGGCGTTCTTACTAGAGTAGTAAGAGAAGGTAAGGTATATTTTAAGAGACTTAGAGGCAGTTTATAATGAATCAAGAATCGCAGGACATGCTTAAAATATTGCAAAATTTAGAGAATGCTACGAATAACAAATCAGCACCTGTAATTGATGCAACTGGCAATTCAGTACCAACTAATATTAGTCAAGATGCTACAGAGATGTATAATATTTTGGCTAAGTTACATAAAGTACAAGATGCAACTGAATCAGCAGCAAGTAATATTGTAACTGAATCGGTTAAGAAAGTATCACCAGAGAGTGTGGGCATTGATAAGTTCAATGTTGTATTAGAGAAGCACAATATATCTGGTTATGCAAAGACTTATTATACGGTTACAGAGAATGGTATTCGTAAATATGAAAATTTAGCATTATTTGAGTCAGCAATGGCAATCATCAAGAATGAATTATTCAAGAATGATACAAGCAAATCTAAATCCATTATTGATTATGATGCACGATATGCATCTGCACTAGAAGAAGCAGCATTGCAAAAAAGACGACAGAAAACATTGACTGAAAGTATTGAATCAGACATAGCAGCCGCAAAGCATAGTGTTGCAACTGATAAGATGCATAAGATGAAGATTGCAATCAAAAAATTATTATAAATAACAACTGCAACACCAATATATCGCCCAAGGGCACACCTCAATTCACATAAATATATTTTAATTCAATTATACTGAGTTACAACTTAACTTAATTAAGTTGTAATTTAGTTTTTGTATAAATACATTATAATATATAATTTTAATGGAGCACTAAAATGATTTTACACGATTTGCAAGAAGACAAATTTTCCAAGTTAACTAAAGCCTTGAACGAAGTTTTTGATATTAAATTCAATTTCGGAATGCAGCCAGCAAAACTGGTTAAGATTCAAGAAACAACTAATACTCGTATCACATTATTACGCGAATCTGGCGTAGATGTTAGTGCGAAAGATTTTCAAAAGTTACTTCTAATATCAGAAGGTATCAATATGGTACTAAGCGAAGTAGCAAAAACAACCCAAGGTACTAAAATGAAATTACAAGAATCACAAGATTTAGATCAAGCAGAAGTATTACTTGCTGCTAAGCAAATGGCAGATGACTTACAAAAAATGGCTGAAAACTTAGCAAGTATGCAAGTTGAAGACCTTATGTCCATCACCAATGCTATGAAAGAAGAAGTAGGCACAGCAGAAGCAGAAGCATTCACTATGGCATCAGAAGCAGCAATTGGTGCAGCACTAGAAGCGGTTAAATCTGCTAACAGTGAAGTTACTAACGCATTACTAGTTGCACAGGGACAGCCAGTTGAATCTGGTGGATCAATGGATACACTTGATACTGATTTCGGTGACGAGTTAGACATGGGCGACGAGTTCGCTGATGATGAATTAGAAATTGGCGATGACTTTGAAGGCGTTGATGCAGCATCTGGTGCAGAGAATCCAATTGGTCGCGAAATGAAAGAAGATAAGTATATTTCTGCAATGCGCATGGTTAAAGAAGCACAACAAGATGGACAAGTCAGCAAAGAATTGCTAAAGCAAGCATTTGCTACGTTGAGAAACTAAAATGCGTTTTTCTGAAATCGTAGTTGAAGATACCAGTGATGTTAAATCAATTATCATTGATATTATTTCAGTTGCAGCAGCAGAAGGTATGTCTAGTTTGAGTATCGACACATTGGCAAAATCTCTTGCCAATATGGGGAATGAGATCGATCATTCAGTATTGTTTGATTTATTGGATACCATTCCTATAATTGATAATATCAAAGATGATGTTGTATTCTTTGGCAGAGATGGTAAAACATCATCCGAACCAAGTAAAGATCAACAAGACAAGCACATAGATAAAATGGCAAGAAAGCAAGTTAAAAAGGACATATAACATGAGTGTAGGATTAAATGCATCCCAGGCAAGAGCAAACAGCAATCAAGATTTAACTATCTTCAATGAGACTGAATCAATAATGAAAGCAATTATTGCAGATTCGGTTTCTGGGCTATATGAAACAACTGTGTCTGATGGGACAGTTATGACAGAATCTACACCAGATGTAGTTGTGTCGGGAACAGTTACGACTCCCACAATTGTTAATTCTACTACTGTCATCATTGAGGGAGTAACTGTTGTATTAGGTACAACTGGTACAAGTCTGAATGCGGTAATTGCAGACATAAATGATGCAGCAATTCCAAATGTTCTTGCATATAAAGAAAGCGATCAACTGCGATTAAAGATAACTGTTTCTGGTACTACCGATTGGCAATATACAATTGGTGCAGGTACTGCCAATACTAGTTTGGGATTAGCAGCAGGTACGTCAACAGCAACTAATCCATCAAGTGTTAGTTACTTTAATGTATGGCAAGGTACTGAAACGAATCGCGCAACATACTCAGATATGGATTCAGTCATCAAGCATTTCAGCAACCTCGGTTATAAGATCGAGCGTATCACAAATACGGTAACAAGTAACACATTTTCGTGGTATATTTACTGGTAATCAGTAAATAACACTTGACATAGGGGTATTATGATAGTATAATATCTCTATGGTAAATATTAAAACCCCTTACGCTTATAGCGAATTAATCCGAACTTCTGTAAACGGTCAACGTTTATATAAGAACCCCTATGGTGAACCTGTCCCCAGTGTCACTACAGTCTTGTCTGCAACAAAACCAGCACGCGATCGAAAGATGTTATCTGATTGGAAAAAACGTGTAGGTGATGAAGCCGCCCAACAAATAGTGACTGAAGCATCAATGGTGGGCACTCAGATGCACGCTATGCTAGAATCATATGTTAAAAATGAAGAATACGTGGGTAATGAAGAAACTGGTAAAACATTACTTCAATCTCGTATGATGGCTGATGTTGTAATCAAGAATATTGATGCTGAACTGGATGAAGTATGGGGAGCAGAAGTTAGTCTATGCTATCCCCAATTATATGCAGGATCAGCAGATTTATTAGGCGTGTGGAAAGGTAAGCCTACTGTAATGGATTTTAAGCAGACTAATAAGCCTAAGAGACGTGAATGGATTGGTGATTATTTTCTACAATGTACTGCGTATGCGTTGGCACACAATGAAATGTATGGAACTGACATAAAAGACGTTGCTATCTTCATGTGTAGCAGAGAAGGTCAATGGCAATTGTTTGAAATGCAGATTGGTGAGTTCGCAGAATGGGAACTCAAATGGGCAAAAAGATTGGAAGAATACTACAATTTCTTATGATTTGGCGATCGTATTTTAATAAATACATATACTAAAAAAGGTTAATACAATGACAACTGAAACAAAATTACAGCAACAACGAAAAGGAAATCTAGCAGATCTTCCTATATTACTGGCTGGTGAATTAGGATATGCATTAGATGCAAAACGATTATTCATTGGTAATACAGTATCATCTCTTAATGGTGACGGCTCGACAGTCGGACACGATTTTGGTGTTGATTTAGATGAGGCGCATGGTACTTCATACAAAATATATGTAGATGGTGTGGAGACAACTAATTACACCACAAATAATTTTCTAGTTACGTTTACAGTTGCACCACCTGTCGGAACAGGTAATATTCAATTATATCATAATTCAGAAATCTTTCTATTTGAACCAGACGTAGGCTTAGATATTCCTGGTCTTGTGGGCATTACTGGTCCAGCAACCGATGCGAAAATTGCTACTATCTCATTTGATGTAACTAGATATGATAACGTAGACATACGATATTCATTGCGGAATGCCGTAGGACATATTCGTAAAGGTGTATTGAGTATTGCAGTTAATGCAGCAAACAACGCA